CTCGAACGAGGACCCACGGTCGAAGGAGACAACTTCCTTGCCAACTGCCTCAGGCACCTTGTAGCGCACGGCTTCTGTTCCCTTGATGACATACGCCGTGCGCGAGGAGATGATGACACTCGTCGCCCTCTCCTGCCGCTTGATGGCGGTTGCCATCGCGCATTCGTTGTGGTCCTTGCGCTTGCTGGCCTTCTCATCCTTACTGGTGACTTCCACCATCAAGTCATCATCCGCATCCCGAACGCTCTTTACTTTTGGCGCGAACTTCTGGACCACTCCCAGAGCCATACGGCCAATCTTGTTTTGCTTTGCCATCTCTTTGCCCCCCCCCTCTAAAGTGGGCTGAGCGAATATTGGCATAAGTCGGAATCTGTGTCAACACATTTGTTAAACAAAATAGTACTAGTCCTGTGGAAAAGACAACTTTGATGTTGCAATCGGCAAACAGACCTGTTAATACGATAATATGGCCAGCGAGTTGTTGAGGCGTGAGATTCGGCGGAAGGGTGGCGCGGCGCAGGTGGCGAAGGACCTCAGTGTGACGCCACAAGCGGTCTATTACTGGATGAATGGAAAGCGCACGCCAAGCGATGAACTGCTGGCTTATCTAGGGCTGAAGAAAATTGAGCGATTAGTAAGGGCCTAATCTGTGCTACTCTCCGTCTCTAGCGAGGTGAACGCGATGCGACAAACTCCAAAGGCTCTTTTAGTGCTGCTCTTGGCTCCGCTCTTGGCGCTCCAAGGCTGCTCGACAGCCTGGATTAGCAAGTTGGACACCATCCTTGCTGCTGCGGCTCCCGCTCTAATCAACGTGCTGAACATCGTCTCTATCGCGGAAGGGAAGCCCGTCAACACCGGCCTAGAGGCTAAAATCACGGCGGACGCAGCGAGCCTTAAAGTCATTGCCGCGCAGCTTGCAGCGGCCACGGCCAACACGACAACTGTCTGCCAGCAGACTCAAGCGGCGGTAGCGGTGTTCGGCGACGACTTCAATGCCGTCCTTCAAATCGTCCAAGTTTCAAACGCAGCGACCCAGACCAACGCTATTCTCGTCTTTCAGGCCGCAGACGCCATCTTCCTCACGATCTCAGCGCTAATCCCGTCCTGCGCCCCGCCAGTGGTAGCTTCTATCGTGTTCCGCATCAACACGCTGGACGCCAACACCTTGATTTCGAACTACAACGCGGCGCTCGACAAACCTACCGGGAAGCCCTTGGTGGACGCCTATAATAAAAAGCACCATGTCCACGGCCACTCCTGGCTGGCTCGCACGGCGTCGTTCGGGCACCAGAAGTAAATGAGGCCCTACTACCAGCATGCGGGAATCACCATCTACCACGGGGATTGCAGAGAAGTGCTGCCGACGCTGGAGAGTGATTCTATTCGCTGTTGCGTGACCTCCCCTCCTTATTGGGGACTCCGCGATTACGGCGAGGCCGAAGGCATAGGTCAGGAAGAGACGCCGGCGGAATGGCTGGAAAAACTCGGTGCGATATTTTTGGACGTGCAAAGGATTCTTGCGGAGGACGGAACGCTGTGGGTGAACTGTGGCGATACTTACGCTGCAGGCGGTCACGGATGGGGCGGCGGCGGCATCTCGCAAGATTACAACCACTCTGCGGTATGCGGCGGTCCTCGAGATCGGAAGCCTCCCGCGTGCTGGAATCTGAAAAAGAAAGACCTCATCGGTCTACCCTGGCGTCTCGCCTTTCGGCTGCAGGAGGATGGCTGGTATCTGCGGTGCGACATCATTTGGAGTAAGCCGAATACGATGCCTGAATCGGTTACTGACCGCCCTACCGGAGCGCATGAATACATCTTTTTGCTTTCCCGGTCCGAGAAGTATTACTACAACCAGGAAGCCACGCTCGAGCCCGTCAGCAAAAACACGCACATGCGTCTCAGTCAGAATCTCGCGGCACAAATTGGCTCACATCGCGCGAACGGCGGAGCGAAAACGAATGGTCCGATGAAAGCGGTTGGGCGCAAGGCAGCGGCCGGGACACCTGGCATAGAGAAAAGTAATCCTAGTTTTGAGACTGCGGTCTGCTTGCCGGTGACAGAGCGCAACAAGCGAACAGTTTGGACCGTCGTTACAGCGCAAGGTGAAGGCGACCACACAGCAACCTATCCAGAGGAATTGATTCTGCCGTGCATTCTGGCGGGCGCCGGGCCCGGGGACTGTGTGCTTGACCCTTTCGCGGGAACTGGAACAACCCTACTTGTGGCGAAGAAAAACCACTCTCGAGGAGTCGGCATAGAAATCGAAGAGAAGTACTGCGAGATAGCGGCCAAGAGGCTTTCTCAGGAAGTATTGGATTTCCAAGAGGTTGCGAGATGAAGTTCGGCAAAAAGCCCTACATCCGCAACCGCTACGCCTTGGCTCTCAGCAACTACGGCAGCGCCAGCAAGATAGCGTTTCCGCCAGTCTGTGCCTACGAGCGGCCGATAGACTACCAAATGCTTGGTAACGACTCTCTAGGACTGTGCTTCGAGGCTGGCATCTGGCACCAGCGCATGACGTGGAAAGCGGTAGCGAATGCCGGCTCCCCGCTCTTGGCTACGACGGACCTGGTAGTTGCCGATTACAGCGCCATCACGGGCTATGACCCTTCTAATCCAGCCACCGACCAAGGAACCGACCCGAACGAGGGCTTTGCCTTTTACAAGGCTAACAAAGTTCTGGCTGGCTACGCGGCGCTCGATCTGAACAACATCGACCAGCTCAAAGGGGCTATCTACACCTTTGGCGGGATGGGCCTCGGCATCGTCGTGCCACAGTCGATGGTGGACCAAATCAACCAAGGGATTGACCCTACATGGGAATTCCTGCCGAACGATAAGCCGACGAACCAAGGCCACTACATCTACGTTTCCGGCTACGGGCGCAACGGAGTAGCCATTGTCTCCTGGGGCAAGGTCTACCACGCAAGGTGGGACTTTGTTTCGCGCTGGGCGGACCAAGCGGAGGCGCTTATCGGGCTAGAATGGTTGAAGCAAAGCGGGAGAGCACCCTCGGGCCTTGACTTGGCGGGTCTATTAGCGGATTCCGTGCAAGGTATGGCATGAGAAATGAAAAGGAGAAGCGCAATGCACTACAAGAATGGACGCGAGGCCAAGAACGGAGACAAGGTAGTCCTGCTTCCAAGCTATGGCGCTCCGGTCATAGGAATCCTGTACGATGCCACGGCGGGGAATGACTACTGCAACGGCAAGATTGCGATAACAGCGCCAAATGACCCATGTCCAAACCTAAAGGAATGCCTGCATTTGGACGATGTATTGAAGGCCCTCCCGCCCGAAGTTCCAGACAGTTCGAAGAGTACGTAGTGCAGTAAGGAACAGCATTCCATGAGTGAAGCAGACAAATTGGCGGAGTATTACCTTCGGCGCATCTTCGAGGTGCTGGAGCGCATTCGAGTTTTGCTGGAACCCTCTCCCGCAAGAGGGGGTACAATCTTTCAAATAGGAGAAGCGAACATGGCAATTACAGGAACAAAAGTAGGCGGGACAAGCACCTTTGTTGTGGTGTGGAACGGAGGCATGACTCCCGGCGCACCGGTCGCGTGGACTTCGAGCGACCCCGGCAACACCTTGTCGCCCGTAGTCTCAGACCCGACTGGCAACACCATTCAGGTTGTGGATGCGGCGGCCGACGCGCTGACGAGCTACACCTTGACAGCTACGGGCACGGCCTCGGATGGCACGACAGTCACAGCGACGGCCACAGTGCCTTTGCTGACGGCGCCGGCCACAGGCGGGGTCATCAACCAGCTTTCGTAAGAGTTTGGCGCTACGCGATGTGCGCCAATTCGGGGCGGCGGTTTTGCCTTCCAACCTGAACCCCTCGCCGCCCCGCCAAATCTTTAGCGCCGCGCTTCTCACGGCGCGCGAAAGGAGAAGCTGCGGACCTGCTGAGGGCAGGACCCGATTGAATGGCGCAGGCCCTGCCCTTGGCCGCTCTTTATGGAACTCATACTCCAACGCCTGACACTGACCGCTCTATCCACCGAGGGAGAACTTCAAGGCGGGGGCAGAACATGGGACACGCTCGAATTGCCCGTGAAGGATGGTTTGCCTGGGTCTGCGATTCCACCCGGGAAGTATCTTATCGTCTTAGGTCCGAGTCCGAAATTCCTGACAAGCAGCGACTCTTGGGTGCTCCAATACGCCAAAGCTATGCCGCACGTCCTGGGGATCCCGAATCGCTCAAACATACTGATTCATTGGGGCAATGACGCGGCGGACACGGAAGGTTGTATTCTGGTAGGAGACACGGCGGCGACAGACTTCATTGGCGCGAGCAGGAAAGCCTTCTCAGAACTTTGGATTCTGCTCAAAGCCGCCAGCGATGCAGGAGAAGTTATCAGCGTGACTGTTCAGGGCGGCATCCCGCAGACGAATCACGATGCCGTGCAGGACGCAGCAGCAGGAGAATAGTCCCAATCGCAACAGCGTTGAATGCTGTTGGCACCCACGGATTCAGCGGCAGCCATTGAGGGAAGTTCAGTAGATAGGCCAAGTCCCAACCGCCCCGCACCAGCCAGTAGGCTCCTAGGACAAAGCAAACCCCGGTATAGCGGTGCGCTGCCATGACAAGCAGGATAACCCCGCTCCACAGCAGCACCAAAGCCTCAGACAGCACCAGCCAATCTGCCCACATCGCAGAATGGCCTAGATTCACGAACGCATAGCGGCAAAGAGGGCCGGAAAGCAGGAAGGCGATGGCAAGTGCCTTGGATTTGTTTTTGCGGTCCCACATCGCCTCCCAGGCCATGCCAAGGCAGCAAATAGCGAGCAGCCCGGTCGAGATACCCCACACCCAGCCGTAGAGCCAGCCAGGACCAACCATCCAGTACGTCCCGTAGGCAAAGAGGTAGTGAAGCGCCTGAGCGCACAGGTAGAGCGCCAGCCAGCCAGCGAACGTCATGCGGATTTGGACTTGGGCAGCGGGTCAAACGTGACCTTGAACTTCTCTCCCGTTGTGAAGTAGGAAACATCTCCCAAGAGAACGAGTTTCACTGGCGTGCCATCGTGCGCGTTCGTTCCTTCGAAAACCGCGACATCATCGCCGACTACGGTTGCTTCCATCAAAACGACTTCGGGGGGTAAAGGTGAGCCTCCGCCCATAGTTAGTCTCCATCTCTGTAAGTTTCGCCGTTGGCTTTGCCGGTAAAGGCCGCCAACTGGCGCCCGAACCTTCCTACTTCCCGCTCCAGATTCTCGACCTTGGCCTCGTACTGATTGACTTCGCTTGTTAGCCGCTCGACTCTCGCGTTGTATGTCCCGTCCACGCGCTCCTTGTACTTCCCGATGAAATAGGCTCCAATCAGCATGTTAACGAGTCCGCTGACGAGGATAGTTCCCACCCACTCTAGCACTCCCCACGTCGCTGGGTTCACTTTTTGGGCCTCGGCTTCTGTTTCTTCACCTGATACGCCTGGTACTCGCGCTCCATAGCTTTAATGGCCGCTTTGCAATACGGCACCGGCACCGGAAACCCGCCAATGCTAAGGCCGTGATACTGCTCTTCTGGCGGAATCTCTTTGTTGCCGCACGCGCAGTTGGGGCGCTCACAAATCATCAGTGGTGCTGCGAAAGAACAATGCTCCAAAGATAGAACGCCACACCCAGCCAGCCTAGATGAATGCGTCCATACCACGGAGCGGGTGGAGCGACTGGCTGCAAGAACGCCGCCAGCGTACAACAAACTGCCGCAACAATGAGAAATATATATGGCATCTTTCTACCCTACCTTTCTACAATCATCCGCCGAAGTATCCGGCTAAAGAAAACCGCTGTCAGTAGCAAACACCACATAGCCCAAAGCACATCGGATATTTTCCAATCTACGCGCCTCACGTCTTTATGCGGTCCTGCTCTGCCGTAACCCCAGCCGCGTGTCCTTCGGCTAAATCAGCTCGCGTGGTAGCCGCATTTCGCTGATCGAGCAACTGATCTAGTTTATGATTCGTGTTTTGCTCAATCGAGACGATTTTCTTTCGATTCGTCCAGCCCCAGATAAAGCTGCTGACGATGGACGGCAAGCCCACCGTCAGGCCAGTAATTAACGCGATTTGTACCGGGTCGCTCACGGTTTCGGCGCCTCGGTCTGCGCCTTTGCAATAGCTACTCCTGCCTGTACGTTAGCCTGTTTCGCATCGGCAAGGGATTGCTGGATAGGTGCGGGAGTCGCGCCGCTATGGGCCCATTGATTCCAGAAACGGGCTTCCGTAACCAGCACCACTACTCCCGCAGCGATGAGCACATGCCGGAACCACGGCCAGCTAAAAAGCGTCTGTGGAACATCCACAAAGTTGGCAAGAATGACGCCCGTGAGAGCACCGACCGCCGATTTGAGTGCGCCACTCCACAACGCTTTCTGTGTGACGTTCATGCTTTCCTCGCATTCAGAATCCCCAGCAATATCTCACGAAAGGCTTTCTCATGGTACGGGCAAAAACGCCTTGATGTTTTTTTCTTCATCGCATTACGGAACTTGATTGGCGCTCTGCAAGGCACATAGATAATCGAATCGTTCACTGAGCCTTCCCGGAACGCGATGCAACGGCCTACGGACTTGTCCACTGGCGACTCCCTCGTGGCGCGGCATTCTTCGAATCGAGCAACAGAGCCATGTTCAGCGTGTACCACTGGGCATTCCAGAACTGCACGCCGTTGACAGTCGAGAAGTAACCTAGCGTTGTAGGGTCAAACGCGATCTGGAGACACGCATTCGGCGGCGCGGGATAGTTCATTATGACGATGGACTTGCATTGCGGAAGCACGGACCCTGTAGGGTCGAGAAACGTGAAGTTCAGCACGATAGGAAACTGCGTTACGTCGATGCCTCCTTTCGCCGTCACGTCTCCTGTGGAGTTGAGGACAAAGGTTCCGAGATTCGATTGCCCTTGGGCGAGCTGAATCTGCAAGCCTGTCAGGATGTTCAGCCCCGTGCTTGTATCATCCGTGCCATCGCAGAGCGTGCAGTAGCGCACATGAAGCGGGAAAGTGACCATCTCGTAGGTAGGCGGAATGGGGGGCGTAAGATTCAGGACCGCAACACCAGTATACCAATTTACCCAGTTTACGGGGCTGCTGTAGATTGCCGAAGCAATGACGTTTCCAGCCACGCTCACTGTTTTATCTTCAAGCCATAAAGGGCCGTTCTTCTCGAACGTGAAGCCCGACCCGGCTGCGCTTGGCACTTGGTAAGAGTTCGTCCATTGCGAGCCAAAGCCTAGAACGATGTTTCCCACCGCTGCTGGTAGCGCGGGCGACAACGGGCCTGTCCCTAGCCCGGATGCCACGCTTGAAACGCTGATGCCACTGACGCCTGCGTATTCCGTAAGTAGCGCCTGAATCGCTCCCGGCTGCTTCAGCGTGAGCGTGACGGTGTTCGGCCCCGGCGCGATATTCAGCGCGTGCCAGAAACCGAGCTGTGGAGTGCTCGTATCCTGTACGTAGGTGTTTTTGTTCGAGTCCGTAATGCTCGCCAGCACCCCAACCTCAGGAATGACGATGGCCGAGCCTGCCACGTTTGGCTGTGAGAAAGTGCATGTGTAGGAGCCTTGATTGCCAGCGCCATTGGAGATCACGCAAGTTTGCACCGCGAGCGGAGTTTGCGCGTTAAGGCTTGCGGCGCTGAAAAACAGAATCGTTGATAGAGCCAGCTTCCTCATTGGCATCGATACTCCGCAAATCCCATGAGCCAGTGGCTTCCGCCGCTGTCGGAACCATCCGCGTTTTTCCATTCCAGGGAGCCGATGTAGACGCTTTTCAGCGGCGCAATCATGTCCTCGACGGCGAACGTTCCGTCGCTCGCTTCGATGTTGAAGCCGAAGCCAGGTGACGCAATTCCCTTCCCTGTTGAGTTCGCATCCGCCCAAGCAATCAGTAATGCACCTGGAACCGCGTCGAGAGGCGGGGTCCAACTATATGGACAATCTTGCCCGTTCGTGCAGTCGGAGGGGAACGCTGAATTGGAAATGGAATAGTCTCCAGTTGAGCCACTGTCAAAATTCCAAGTTCCGTCATAGATGAGAAGATATGCGTCGGTCCCTTCGCCGGGCGGGAAAGTAATCGTGTCTCCCATCGGGTACGGGATATTGAAACGCGTGCTGAAAGCACAGTCGCCGGTAAAGTTCGTGCATTGATCGCGCGTCCACACGTTCCCGATGCTATCGGCCAGTGTTTCCACGCTAGAGAACCGCGCCATAATAATTCCGGTTGTCCCCGGGGTCATGACCGAGTAGCAACTACCGGAGCAGTGAATCGGTACTTGCCTTGGAAGCGAAAGAGATTGCACTTGCCCGTGGCTGAATAAAGCCAGCGACCCAGCGCAGAGCAAAAGCAAGACGATAATTAGTTTACGCCTCATTGTCCACCTATATATTCAATCGTCAATCCCTTAAATGTAAAATCTCCACTGGCTGTCCCGGTTGTGGCCGCGATATTGGTGACAATATTGGCGTTTCCAGTGATGCCAGGAGCGGTGCGTGTCACTGAACGTGCTGTTCCATCATCGCATTCTCCTTCAACTTCTTGCGTATTGGCGACAGAACTAACGATGATGCGGGCTTTACATCGAATGCTTCCAGTATTGACGGTGGATGTGATGGTAGCTATTGCCGTTCCGCCGAAATCGATCTCGACTGTCTTACTGTTCCCGTTCGCCGCCGTGATTCCCCAAGCAACAATCTCAAACACGGCATTTGGATTGTTCAGGAATGGGCCAGCGTTCCCAGCGGTGTTGTAAACGAACGTATACGTTGCCAGTGTTTGCTTCGTCGTGCCGGTCGTCGCGGCGGAGGTAAAGTTGGAAGTTATCAGTCCGTTCTGCACGAGCCGCTGTGACTCATTGACTCGAAAATTCGCGCCGCTTCCTGCGACAAAAAAGGTGCCGGGAGTCACCGTTCCGCCGCCCCCAGCAGCGCTGGTAGTTACGTCAACGTGCCCAACACAGTTTCCAGGGTTGGCTTCTGTAGCATTGCTCGTTCGGACGAACGAGCCGGAACTACCGATGTCCTCCGTAATCATATTCAAAGAATCGAAGCGACCCCCAGCGACGGGGCAACCGAAAGTTAGACCGCCGATGTTGTGCAGGTCTTGGTAGTGAATGAGGATGCCGCCATAGGGAGAAGCTCCCGGGCTAAGGGAAAAGCTTCCGGCATGCTGGTTGCACAGGGCGTGCATGTTTATGCCAATAGGATGGTTGGACGATACGCTTTCCGAGAAGTTCCATCCTATCGACCATGTGTTTTCAAAGTAAGCCTCATTCGTTCCTGTTTGATTTGAGCGATATCCGATCATGTTAGCTACTGCGGGGGTTAGGCCTGAGCAAACTTGGTCCACGTAACCTATCGCTGTTTCCGCCACAGTATTGATATGACCAGAAAATTGCGTTTCAAAAGAATCAAAGCAGTTGGTTGCACTTCTTTGATTGTCGGGGATGCGGCACGTCATGTTTCTAAAAAACACGCTGTTGTTGAGGGCGGACGATGCTGGCCGTTGCCATAGGACTGATAGAAGTGCGCCGCTAGGGGCAGGCCCGGAATAAGCGGAAGGAAGGACGTTGAAAATTGTGCCGTTTTGATTGGTGCTGGATGCTTGTGAGGTAGTTTCACCTACAATGTCCCAATAAACCTGAGTTATCCCTCCTGATGCCGTTGGCGGAAGCGCAAAAACATACCAGTTGGTTTGGCTGTTGTTCGTTTCCAGTACGGATGTCTGACCGTTGTAGATGCCTTTTTTGTGATAGAGCTGTCCGCCAGTGGAAGCAAGATTCCCGCTTGCAGTACGGAAAACAGCAGCGTGGTCCCGCCCAGAAACATCTACAACGCCGGTCGCGTTGTTAACAGCTTGATAAAGGTACTGGTTATTGGTAGTCGCGCCAGGCACGCTCGTACTCGCCGTGTTCCCTGTACCATCGGGGTTGTAGGCATAATCGACGAAGGGATTCGAGGTTGCCACTCCGGACCATTCCGACACGGCGGTTTCAGCCGTAGCGCCGGAAATACCGGCGGCAGTTACCGTGTTCGCTCCAGGGATAGAGTTTGTGGCGTACCAAATTTCCTGTACCGCACTATCGCCAACGCCTTTCACCGCCGACTCCAGCGCTCGTAATCCAATCAAATGCCATGTGTTGCCGCGAGTATCAGTAACTCCGGTTATGGGTCCAGTAGAGCCGCTAGAGTAACGGAAAACAGCAAAGAGAAAATTGCCTGCCCCGTTGTTCGACCCATACGCCAGGGAAGCATGATTTGACCCGCTCTGCGACGCTTGAACGAATGCAGGATTCGTCGCGTTGAACGCGCAAATGGTACCAGCCCATACGACGCTCGTGGATTGCGTGAAGGCAGCAGTGTAAGAAGTAGCCGAGCCTGCCGTCTGGTATTCCATTCCAATCGTGCCGCCTGAAGCTAGCGCAATTGTCCAGCCCGAACCTGCAACGTAGGTATTCACATCAGTAGGGTTGATGATGGTCCCTATGAGTAAATTTCCACTAAATGGCGCTGTTGTAATTGGCGTGCTTGTGAATGTGTAACCGCTTGAAGGACTGGCCCCAAAGGTCCCGCCTGATACGCCACCAACAACAAACGTATTATTCGGCCCGCAGGTGAAAAGCGTGAACGGTGAAACCGTTAATTGGAATTGCTGTCCTGCTGTGCATGTTCCGGGCAGGGAAGCCACCTGCGGTATCCCCGAGCCGGAAGAGGAGCCGATGGAAACGACTTGCCGGTTTCCGCTGTTGTAGCCTGGTCCTAGAAGCTGGATCGTATATGTGCCAGATGCGATATAGAACGAAAAGAAGCCGCTAGAGCCAAGTTGGACAGGTTGAGGGACGGAAGTTGTAAGCCCAACATTGCTGAAGATAGCTGCTGGAGCCGGACATGGATAGCCGTTGTCTGGCGATGGGCAGACGAGCACTTGGGCGTTTGGCGCGGGCGGGCTGAGTTGATAAAGCGTGCCTTGCCCGTTGGCATAGGTTGCGCCAAGCAGCAGAAACAATAGGGATAAAAGTGTTTTCTTCATGTGTTGAAATACGGGATTTTAACCGCCGTTCCTCCCACGTTTGCAATGAGATAGCCTAGCACCTGCGCGGGGACTGCTCCGTTGGTTCCAGCCGTGGCGCTTGCCGCCGTCGTTGAGCCAAGCCCTACTTGCGCCGCCGCTACCGTTGGAGCTGCCGCCGTCAGGACGTGTGTCGCCGACTGGATAAGCCCTGTCGAATAGATAGGGGCATTATGGACGTATTCGTTCACGTTGGTAAGCGTGATGGCAAAGCCGCCGCTCGCGGTGTCGTTGATGGTATTCGTTAGGCTCGTCCCTGTGAAGGGGCTGAAGATGTTTTTCAGTGTGATGTTCTTGAGGTTTCCGCCAGCCGACTCCTGAAGATGGATGCCGTCACCGCCAGCCTGGAAGTTTCCGCCAAGTAGAATCCCTTCGATAAACACGTTTTGGGCATTATTGATGACGATGCCATTGCCTGTCCCTGTCTCTCCGCCTACTTTCTGCGCTTCAAAATACGTTCCGAGAACAGAGATATTCTGCGTGGCTCCCGCGCCCGCTCCAAACCCCGTGGTGGCATCAATAGAAAGCAGCGGCAGGTTGTTTGTCGAATGCTCGATAGCCCCGCCGATAATCATTACCGGGCCAGAAGACCCATTCACAACCATCGCCTGCGCCCCTGTAAACCCGGATGTTCCAGAAGCGGCATTTACCCAGTTATTGTCCCACATGAATACGCCGCACGCTTCAATCTGCGCCACTACGACGTTCATAGCACCGAGGAACGTACAGTTCCTTACCCCGCTGGGCACAAATAGTCTTTTGAAGTAAGCGAGAGGACCGGAGCAGGTTGCGGCGCTATTCCCCTGAAAAAACAGGTTCTCAAGAAACATGAATTCCTGCGCCCCGCTCTGGTCGCCGTTGGTGATGAAGTTGGAAACGCTCGCTGAACTTCCTAGCAGGAATCCGCCATTTGAAACGTTACCCACGCCGCCGCTGCCAATGATGGAGGAGGCATTGAATACCTGGATTGCGGGAATCCCGCCTGTGACGTTGACGATGAATCTTGTTTGGCGGTCAACCAGCAAAGTCACTGGCTTGGTCGCGCTCCCAATGTTCAACTGCGTAGACACGGTAAACGTGTTGGCAGCCAGCCCACGAGCATCCACAATCCCGCCAGATGCCGGAAGGTCCGCGATGGCTGAATTTATCCATGCGAAAGCGTCGGCTCCTGTCCAGCCAGCATTGTTTGCAGAATCCAGATAGCGGATATTCTCCATCCGGTTAACAGACAGGCTAGGGCCGCTGAAGACGGATGTGCCCTGGACGGAAAGCGGGGTTGTGCTTGCAAGCGTAAGCGGGAACCCAGAGATGGTTTGGCCTACCGTTGGATTAAGCAGAACTGCGCCAACCAAACCTGCTCCCGAAAACACGGGAGGTAGCACGTTATTGACGGGCGTGGCGGAGTTTAAGTTTACTGTGGGGCCAGTAATGCTGAACAGGACAGGCCCAATCTCATTGCCCTGAAAGTCCCTGAACGTCACCGCATAGAGAGTGTTCGACGGATTGATATTGTCGTTACCCCAGAGAGGGGTAGAAAAATTACCGCTCTGGTCCGTCATGATTGTCAGCGTTAAGGCTGGAAAGACGCTCGTCCCGCTAACGCTAATGGGGTTGCCAGTTCCAACATTCGTAAGCTGGAAAATGACCTTGCCCTGAGCAATCTTGCCAGAGGTAAGCGTTGCAAGGGTTCCCGTCACTGTGCATGGCGTTGGCATCTATTGCAGGCGGTTCACGTTGCCGCCCCTCCCGTAAATTCCGCCGCCGCCACCGACTCCGCCACCAACTCCGCCTTGATTCACTGGCGTCTGCGAAACAGGAATGACCGTGGCAGCACTAGCGAGCGCCGCACCTGGAGCCGGAGCCGATACCGAGCTGCGGTCGCCATTCTTGTCAATCGCCTGTACCCAGTAGTATCGGGTCGTTGTGTCGTTAAGGCTGGCGCGTAGAAACCCATTACTTGTCCCACCTAAATTTGCCGGAACTGTGGTGAGTGGTAATCCAGCGGGAGTTTGATTCGTAGAAGTCTCGAACACGGCGTAACTGGCCGCGTTCACGACTTCGTTCCACGCAATAAAGACAGCATTTGGGTGGGGAATCGTCGTCACCATCGGTGCCGCAGGCGGGAAAAGGCTGCCCTGCGTCTGATTGGCGACGGTCATCAGCCAAGTCAGGAAGGAATAGGTATCCGGCCCCATTGCAGAGTCCATCGGGACTTGTGACCATACGCGCTGTGGGCCGCTAGGCATTCTTCTTCACCACGAATATCTTCTTCGTATTTACGGGGTTGCCGTTCGGGATGAGCGAATGCGCGTTGAAGCCGTCCCGAATCACGGCGATGCTTCGCTGGTCCGTCACAAAAAGGCAATCCCCTTCCTTATCCAGCAGTTTCTTGAAGCTCTCTACGAAACGTTTTCGGTAGCTGGTGAGGGAGTCTCCTTCGCGCAAAGGGATGTCAGGGTTATCACGCCATTTTTCCTCGACAGCTCTAACAGCTCCATCAGCGAGAATAGAATCGCGGGCATGAAATCGTCCGAAATTGAACCTGCGGTATTGATAGTCAGTTCGGACGGGAAGTCCAAGTTCTGAGCCAGCAACATTTGCGGCCTCGCGGTCCAGGTCACTTGCGACGACATTGGCAATTTCCTTTCCTTTGAGCGGGGCAAGCAGCCCGCGCCACTCTTCCTTCGCCTTCTTATCCAAAGAAATGAAGTGCCAGCCACAGACGCGGCCACGCTTCTCTAATTTGTTCTGTGGCGTAGCGACAACGTAAATCATATCTCTCCTAGCTGCTCTTTGAAGTCCGCGATCTGGCGCCGGATGATGCCGCGCTCTTCACCCTTTGCTGACTGAAGTTTCTTTTCCGCATTGGCGATGGATTCCTTGAGGACTTCGTTCTTCATCATGGATTCTGAGCCGCCAAAAGGAGTGGGGTTCCCGCTCGTCGGCCCTTTGCCCTTGAGAGCGGCTGCCGCTGCGGTCTTGTTTGGATAGACTTTCTTTGGAGAAATGTTCTCAGGCTCGAAACCCTTCCCGCCAAGAAAATCAGCCGCAGCGGGACTTCTCAGTGCGCGAGGCACTCCAGAACGCAGAGCTGCTCCAGTAGGCGAGAGCTTGGCGATAATCAAATCCATCTTGCTAGGCCGCGAGAGACGCTGTACGGTATCAATGGCTCCTGAACGCCTGACCTCCTGATTGATTTTATCCATATCAATGCCAAAAGGCTCGTACTTGCTCAGGATGTCGAGCGTTTGCACGCGAGACTTCCCGGTGAGCGGGTCCATGATGTCATGGGCATTCTCGCCAAAGAGCGTTTTCTGGACCGGGGACCTATGGAAGTCGTCAAGGTAGCCTTTCCACTTTGCGTTGGCGTCAATCCAGTCTGGCTCCGCGCCGGCCGCTTTTGCTCCTTCGCGCAGCATCTTACTCATCTCTCCGTAGGCGGCGGAGGCAGCGGCTTTGGGTGAGCCTTCAAGGCTTTGCATCTGCTTGCCAAGATTCGAGCGGGCCTGCTTCAAGTCCTCGAATGTCATGCTGCCCGTGGACTTGCCTTCGTAGTTCGCAATCTCTTCTGGCGTAAAAGCTCCCGAAGCCTTGTATCGCTGATAGGCAGCCATATCCTCCGGCTTCGCTAAATCCAACGTCTTACCGCCGATATTCGGGCCGGGTTGCTTGCCTGCCGCTTCCTTGGGAAGCAAATCTCTCACGGACTTGGGCAACTGGCTGGTATCGGAGAGCGTGTCACCGATGGCGTTCTTGAGTCTTGTTCCCACGTCCGCTTTGTCGAACGCCCCATTGGGGTTGGCCGCATCCACTTTTGCCGCTACCTGTGACATAGCTTGTTGCGCGTCGGTGTGGACGGCATCCTCGACGCCAGCGATATGCTTCTGGAGTTCGAGCGCATGGGCGTGCTGGTCGGCAAGAACACGGGCTTTCGATGGCCCTTCGTTGATGATTTCTTGAGCAGTTTTCTGAAAAGCCGCTGTCCCTAGAGGGTCGGATAGAACTTCAGGGGATTTCTTTAGAAGCCCAAGGGTGGCAGCATTTCCAACCGTAGCGCCAAGGCCGTGAGAGAACTTCGAAGAGTCCACAATCCCGCGCTCGGTGGTTGGTTTGCCAAAGGAACTCCCCATTTCCTCTACGCCGCTGGCTACCCCATGCGCTCCGCCCATAAGTGCCTTACCAAGCATCGCCAATACCCCGTAGAGTGGCCCGCCTTGGCCCCAGGGCGTCGTAGCAGCTTGGTTCACCTGCGTATTGAGTCCAGTGCCTATGGTGGAGAGGTTCTGCTTCCAATTAGGACTCATTTGGCTTTCAGGGATAATCGCGCTTGACGCGCCCAAAGCACCCTCGCGCAAAGGGCTGGCGCTAGACGTGTCTCCAGCGGGAGCAACCTGCTTCGCATTGAGGATAGGCCCACCCGGTTTCGCCTGCATCGCTCCGGGCTGCATGGCCGCAAGGTGCTGGCTAATAGCCTGATTGATGGCGGAATCGTCCATCGTGCCGGGGAAGGCGATGTTCCCGACGCCGGGGACAGCCACAACCTTTTGACCATCAGGCATTAGGGCGTTGTCCCTCCCGTTGGCTGGACAGGCCGAATGCCGTTAGGCGTCCAGACGTGCGTTACCCCTCCTGCCTGTGCTGGTTTCTTCTGATTTTGCTTGGCCTGTACTTTGTTTGTCGCAGGCGGAGATGGCAACGGCGCGGTCGGGCCACCCACTGCTGGCGCTCCTCCAGGTGAAACGCCCGGCATCCCGGCCCCGCGAGCTTCGCCTACCATTTTCGTCACATCATCCAGTCCAAAGGCTTGCGCGAGAATCGGATGCTCAAAGGCCAGCCCTTGCAACTTGGTAATCGTGTTTAGCCCTTCCGCTGTGCCCTTCTGGTTCAAAGCTGCTCCGGCGAGATCAAGGAAGCCTTGTTTGATGCCCATGCCCGTCTGAGCAAGTTCTAGTTTCGCTTGCTCGATTCCTACCTGCTGGGCGCGAAGCTTGAAGGTCTGCTCGAACTGCGCGGCCTGATTTGATATTCTCTGTTTTGCCTGGGTCAACCGGCCAGCAGCCATGTCCTTCTGCCAGTCGCTTTTTTCTGCCGCGAGGTCGGCCATCTGTTGCTTGATGGCATTGGATGTATCGCCCTGTTCCTGTTTGCGCTTCAAATCTTCTGTTCGTGTGTCGGCGTTCTGTTTTGCTACGTCCGCGAGTTGCCCGCGATAGGCCAGTTCCCCTTGCTGGTAGGCTCCGGTCTGCGCCATGCGAGCCATTGTTTCAGCCTTCTGCGATTCAAGCTGCTGGGCTTGTAACCGTTGCTCTGGCGGCATGGAAGTCCAGCCGTAACTCTGGGCAGCACCAGAAAGCGCTTTGATGATGGCTCCAATGACCGGATGCTGCGTAATGTCGATCGGCCCTCCGCCTTGCTGCGGAACAGCCGAGGCCATCGGATTCGAAATGGATTGCTGCGCCTGTTGCATCATCCCTTGCGTGGGGTCAGCGGCCATGAGTGGATTCTGTGGAGTGCTCATAGTACCCACCCACCAGTCGTCGGCGTGCTGCCGCTACCGCCTTGTGTCGGGAATGTCGGGACGCCCGGTATCGGCCCGAATACCCCGGAGTTTTGCAGGGCTGTTCCGGTTGTACCTGCTCCACCCGGAACAGTGCCAGGAACCTGATTGCCTTGCTGTCCCTGAGTGAGAAGATTTTGCAGCACGCCAGCAAGACCAACTAAGCCACTACCCGTGCTTTGATAAGGTAACTGTGCGGAGACATTCGGTTGGTTCTGGCTGCTTCCAGCCATTTGGCCTGCCTGCGTAAGCCCCTGTTGCGCCTGGAACTTAATCTGCTCATTATTCAGAAGATTCGTCAGGTAGTTCGCCGCGCCAGATTGTGCTTGTCCTGCTCCAATGCTCGCCAGCCCTGCCGCAGTGGAACCGCTCGGCCCATAACCCATCCCGGTTTGCCCCATCTGCTGTCGGAAGGTTCCAGCGGCATTGTTCCCCTGCTGCGCCCCCTGCCCCGCTGCCGCTGCTTGGATGTTTTGAAGGAATGGACTACCCGACTGTGTGTAGGGCGTGTAGAAAGATTCGGCTTGGTTGAATACCTGCTGCTTGTCCTGCTGCTCCTGCTGGGCGATTTGTTCCTGTTCCGTGAGCGCTTGCTGCTGACGGCCTCCCGCCTGTGCGCCTTCGACAACCCCAGCCACGCCTGACCCGGCAATAACCGCTGGGATAACTGCACCGAGAATGGCGGAGATTATTGGCATTAGCGTAGCTCTTTCATGTAAGACACTTCGATCTTGTGGTAGCCGAACCTCTCATAGAGTTTCCCGACTTCCTCATTTGGGGCGGTCATTCCAGACCATACGGCTCCCATCTCTTTTGCCTGCTTCTCCGCCTCCCACAAGAGCTTGATGGCGTTCCCTCCCGCTCTGTCCTCCGGCTGAACATACCACATGATTTCAGTGGCCGTGAGTTCTCCTGTGAAGTAGTGCGGGAAGATGATAAATCCCAAAAGTCCCGCCACTTTCCCCGCATCGTTCTGGTAGAGCAAAATCCTGCCATTCGACTTCGCAATGACCCCCATCGCCAGCTTCGCGCTCTGTTCCGGGGTGTCCTTGAGCATCCCGGCGTAAGGACCGTCCACCAGCGAACGGCTGCCCAGTTCCACAATACGCGGTACATCCGCTTCTGTGGCGGCTCGAATCAATGCGCCTCCGCGTAACTCACGATGTCGGCCACGGTGAAGAAATTCTGCGCTTCAGAGTCCGGCATCTCGACTCCCAAAGCCCCCTCCAGTTCAAGGATGAGATTCGCCCTTTCAAGCGAGTCCGTTACCAGCGTGACAAGCCTAGTATCGGGCGTCACTTCCTCCCCGGTTTCCAACGCCATGACTTGCCTGACTTTTTCGAACGTGGTCATTGGTACATCCTTGGGCTTGAACCGCCGCCATTCCCGCCGAGACTCCCTATCTGCGGCGGTCTGTTCACAATGGATTGAACAGGAGGAGTTGACGGCGTATAGCCGAAGCCAAGCCCTGCAAGAGCCTGCTGGAGCCACGACTGCGGAAGCCCCGGCTGTGGAGCATTGCCAATCTGCCCCGATGGCGGGCTTATTTCAGAGAGATTGCCGAGCGGATTCACATTCATCACGTTGCCGCCCTGCGGATTCGAGAACAATCCGCCGATGGCCGTGGCGAGGTTTTGCAGATAAGAGGGGTCATAGCCCTGCGATGGACCTGTGGCGCGAATGGCTTGCGGGCCAAGCGTACTGCCTGCTGGCTGTGGCGCTCCGCTTTGAGTTTGCGGGCCGATGGTGGGAGGTCCACCGGTTTGTGCCGGACCTGGCATTGGAGGGCCATTGGTAATTGGCTGGCCGCCATTCGCCATCGGAGGTTTCCCGCCGAACACTCCGCCGAACGCTGAACTCGGTCCCATGTAGAGTCCCGGCATTAGCGCCCCACTATCCCGGTATAGGCCACTTCGAATCCCCGCAACTCGTACAGTCCCGGAGCGGTTGGGAAGGTCGTGCCAATCTGGAACCTGCGTCCCTTCACTGGCCGGAAGCCGCCGAACTTGAATTTAGCAGGGGAGTATTCAAGAAACAATGGATTTGAGTTGCTATCCACGCCCGGAATAAGATTCGTGGTCAAGGCATTCACGCCAATCACGAACTTGTCGTCATCAAAGGCATTCACGGCCCAAGCCCAGCCTTGGGAGGCCAGGTTGTTCGGAATCTGGTTGGTGAGCGCCCGCATCCATTCGAAGGTCTTTATCATGTGCGGGTCCTCGTTGCCGAAGGCATGAAGCGTGACGCCGGGAGTTGGAATGCTCTGCTCCGCGCCAATCGTGAAGTAGCTTGGCTGCCAGTCCACGTCGGTAATCAGGTCCACGTCGCCCACGAAGAGATGGTTTGTCGAATTGTTGTCGTAGCTGGTGATGATGCTTTCGCAGTTGATGTCGAACTGATACCACGTCGGCGCGTTCGTCGCCATATCGAAGGTGAAGTAGCTGGGAGCGCCGTTCGAGGCCAGAAGGTCGAGGTCGAGCAAAAGCAACTTGTTATTGAAGGTCGAAGAGTCAAGAGCCAGAGCAAGGGCCAGCCAGGACCTGTCGCCGCGCTTGTAGAACTGCATCTTGGCGAATCCCAGTCGCGCTCCGTTGATGCGATTAAGCACATCCTGAACAGGCTTGCCCACATTCTTGGGAGCGTAGTGGTCGGTAAAGAGCCATACTTCGCGGTCGGAGGAAAGCCAGATCGCGCCGAGAGGAGTAACTGCCGTGGCGTAAGGCGAAGCACAGCCAATCTTGTAAGGAAGCCTTTGAATCGTCGCTGCCAACTGGGCCGGATTCGCAATGGTGTTGTCGCTGAGTAGGCCGGTCAGCTTGTACATGTCCTGACGGCTGGACCAAATAATGAGTCCCGTTGGTAGGTTCGACATACCGTTCAGTTGCCCGTCTCCGAGAGGCATGGTCACGGTATTCAATGGAGAAAAGCATTCTGGGGGCTGGCCAATAACCGTGGCTTCGATGTTCGAGTAGAAGAAAGTCTGGAGATTGGCCACAACGCCATAGACGAGCACGCGCCCTTGATAGTCCTGGCAGAACTTCCCAATAGGCGGAGGAACGTTGTAAATCTGCGTGATTTCGCTGGTGAATGGAGGATTCGGAGGCTCGGAGTTAGCCGTATCATTGAATTCAAGCCCTGCCAAAAGCGCTGTTGTGCCATTTGGATTAAAAGCGTTACGTCCAATTAGGAAATAAACAGGTTGCCCATCTCCTGTGGCGTAGAGTTTTACGAATCCTTCACCTGGAGGGAAGGCATTAAGTATCTGCGGGTCATATACCTGAAACCGCGCACCGCCAATGGTGCCTGCGGAATAGCCATTCTTGAGTGTCATAGACGTGGCGCTTGCGACCGAGACAATGTAGTTACCAAGTCCCGGAGCGCCCTCTACCCAAAGCGCTCTGCCAACCCAAGCAGGACTGAATGACGTTCCAACTCCGGTCACTCCAGTATTACCCGACACGACGCTTACCGTACCTGTTTCCACCAAGTCAATCGTCCCAGTCTGATTGGTGTATTTCACGAATTGCGAAGCTGGAGAGGGGGCCGAAGTTTCGCTATTAATATCCGCTTCCCAAGCCCATTGATAGGAACGCCCAATCGTTTTCGTGATGCCCAGCGTCACTGTTCCGCTGCCACTCGTGGATGCAGCGCCGACTTGCGGAAAGGTAAAAGAAGAACCTCCAGTTACAGTTATTTGAACGGCTACACCTGCCGCTGTGTCGAAGGTCGTATCGGTCACACCTGCAATCTGGACATAGACTCCTGTGACCATCCCCGCTGAGAGGGCAGCGGTCGTTGTGATTGTGACAATATTATTGGCGCGGACAGCCCCGGTAGCCGCTACGATTGTCGCGGTCGAACCTGCAACAAGCGTAATTCCAGGAGATACGTCTGGAGCATCCAAGCCCCAGAACATAAAAAGAGGAGATGATTCGACAATGGTATTAGGAACTGTCTTGCACCGGAATTGCCCGTTTGTTTCATAGATGGCGTTTCCGATTCTGGTCCTCATCCACGGCCCATTCAAGATAGAAAGGGCAAAAGGAAAGTCCGCACTGGGTTGCTGCCCTATGAACCGGTCCCACACCTCATCAAGCGGCTGTGTCAGTACCGCTGCCACCATTCCCGACGCGGAAAGCGGATTGTTCGAAACCCATCGCGGCCAAGTCACATCATCATTGTTATCGAAAAGTACGCGATTGACGGTGAACTGATTGGGAGGGAATCCTAGGAGGGTGGGGTCTAAAAACGAAAACATCGAGACGATGCGCTGCGCGTGAGCCGTGAAGCCAGAGGCGGTATTGTTAAAAAACGGTGCCCAGCGAGCGCGGCGAATCGTCCCGAACTGCCCGGCATAGACTTGTGAGGATGCTGCCCAGAATTGCGGGGTGAGCAGATCGGGAGACGTATAGCCGTTGTAACCCCCCACTAAGGAATCAAGCGTAAGTACTCGCGGGCCTGCTTCGTTCTGGGTCTGCTCGAACTCTTGCGGCGCTCTGCGTCTCTCAGCCATTAGTGTGAACTCGAAGGCGATACCGTATATCGCAAAAGCCTCTGCGGGAAGGGCTTGACCCGTGCTGGTTCCTGCCGCTGTCTGACCATAATGCTGTCGCGCATGGAGTCCAGCTCGTTTTTGGCTAGAGCCGCCCAAGCCTCGAAGCGAGGGTCATTCCCCGGAGTGGACATGAAATTGCGCGTGGCAATGGTCGAAATAACGTTGTGGTGCCCGTCAGGAATGTCAGGAACGGAGCAGAGATTGTAGTTCGTACTGGCTGGAATAGCCGGGCTAGGGGCCGTCAGAAGCGTCAGGGACGTGTCGCTGCCAACGGCCTTGACCCGGTACGTCTGGTTATTTGCCCCGGCATTCAGCACCAACTCCAGGCCGATGTCGGTGTCCTGATCGTTCCCAGGAAGGGCCGAAGCAAAATCCACAGGCACTATCTGCGTAAAGTTCGTTCCCGCGCCTGTAACCGTCACCCCGGAACTCGATACCGTTCCGTTGAACACAATCGCCAGCGGCATCCAAATGAAGCTGTAGACCACTTCAATCTGCGTGCCAACAGGTAGAGGCTGGGCAAAGAGCACGCTGAACTTCGAGAAAAGCTGATAGAGATACGGCCCCGATGTGGCCGCTACTTGAGGCGTGATTTGCTGCTGCGCTTGAAAATCATCGTCATTCCAGTTCCGTGGCCTAGCTTTGTTCCAGTTGGTGTCTCCCGGCTGAAGGATGCGGAGACGGTCAATCTGGAACGCGCGAAGCGAAACAGAGGAACTGAGGTTCCCATTGAAGTTGGCAAGGAAGTCGAACTCTGCCGCTTGGGTTGTGACGGTGACGATTTTTATGTCGGTGAAATAGCTGTCCTCGAGCTGGAGGATATAGTCCCAGGTCTCTTTGTATGCAGCGTTGCATTCGTCGAGGTATTCCGACTGGTCGTAGCTCGGATTACGCCTCGCAACACGCTGGACAAGAGAAAGAGCGTTCACTCACTGTTACCTCTTGGGTGCCGTCAGTTCCGCGATGCGCTTTTCGACTTCCGCTGTAACGAGTTGCGCCACCATGCCGGGGTCGGGCTGGATAATCCTGATTTCAGGATTGGCCGGCGTGGCAGGGCGGTTGATGACTTCCGGCCTCGTCATGCCCAGCAGGTCGTAGCATTCCTGCTCGTAGGTCGTAGGACTCCAGCGTCCCGGCCCTCCCTGCATCTTGACGCGGAACTGCAACTCGAAGGCTTCGACGGTTTTCTTCCTGAAAGCCAGATTCCGTCTCTTGCCTTCGACTACCAAGGCTTCCATGTCGGCTTCCTTGGTGTTGTCGCTGTTGCAGAACATCAAGCCCACGGGATAAAACGTCCCATTGAACTCCATGCCCTTGTCGCGGCAAATGCGCGTGGCCAGTTCCCGCGCGGAGATGGTGATTTCTTTCTGGTCGGCTTCCTTGTCCACCCAGCTCGTCACGTAGTTGTCTTTGTAGAAGCCATCAGCATCGAGCGCCGTCCAGCAATTCGCGGACAGTGGAACTTGGATGCGGTAGGCTTGCACATAATCCACCATGAAGCCGCCATCGCCGCGCTTCGGAAAATCTTCAGGACTCCAGATCGCCCAGGGCATCAGGACACCTCCAACGTCGCCGCTTCGCTCGGTATTGAACCTGCCGGATTGCTAACCACCACAACGAACTTTGAATCTTTGTCCGTCAGTTCCGGTGAAGGAATCGTGTAGGAGCTACTCGCGGCTCCGGGGATGCTGACGCCGTTCTTCTGCCATTGATAGGCGAGTGGAGCGGTCCCTGTGGCCTGCACCGAGAAAGAAGCTGGTTGCTTCACTTTTACGGACTGGCTGACGGGCTGTACCGTGATTTTCGGCGGAACCATGCCAGCAGGAACGACTGGGGCCGCAGGTTTCGCGGCAGGCTTGGCCATGACATCGGAGAGCAGAACGGCATCGCTTTCCTCGGTCTTGTCCTGTCCCGTGACGACCACGCTATACTTGGCCTTGAAGTCCTCCGGGCGCAGCGGGGGCGTGGTATAACTCTTGTTATTGCCGCCGACGAATACTCCGTTGCGCTTCCACTGGAACCTGTACGGCTCCAAGATGTCTGTCGTGAAGCCAAAGGTAGCGAACTCGCCCACCGCTACCGGGGTATTGATTTTTGTTGCCATCAGTTTTTTCCTTTCACATCCGGGTCAACATAAGGCTGCCAGGCTGGTTTGGGAAGCCCTTGGTTCGGAACTGTCACGGAATCCGGCATCTTTGCATCGAGCACAATGGCGTTGCTTTCTTCTGTAGTGTCCTGCCCTTCCACTACAACGCTGTACTTCGAGCGAATATCTTCCGGACTCATCGGCGGCGGCGTATACGTCTTGGCGCTTGGCGCTCCGGGGATAGGAACTCCATTCTTTTTCCAGACGTACTTGCCGGGAGCCACCACATCCGTATCCACGGTGAACGTCGCCATGTTGCTAGTGACTTTAGTTGCCACCAAAAGCCCTCTCCCACCCAATTGCATAAGAACGGCTGTAGCCCACGCGACTTTCGCTCAGATGTAATCCCGCCCGAACGACTTTCTCCGCGCCGTCCATGTATTCATCCGTCATTTCATCGGCCTTCCGGGCGTTGAAGTCCTCTCGTTCTTTCTGGTAGAACTTCACCACATCCGCTGCCGTGCTCGTCTCGCGGTTGCCAACGGAAAGAATCTGCAAGTCTCGCTCCGTGACGCCCGGCCCTTCTGTCGTTCGCGCCACGTACTCTTCGCCGTGAATGTCTTTCCCTATGAGGTCGAGCTTCCCGTCAGGACGCTTCTTGGGCTTTAGCTTCCAAGATTCGGGAAGCGCGGCCATTAGGCGACCTGATACAAGCCCTGCAAAGGCGAATCGGCTGCCGCAAAGTCGAAGTTTGTGGTGGTGCCAGCAGCCGCCGCCAGCGCTGTAGAGAGTGCCGCGTTCTGCGCCGCCGTCAGTTCCATGTCCACAAGAATGGACTGGTTTGGAAGCGTGCCTGTCCAGACCTGCAAGCGGCAAGCGCCAGAAGAGCTGACCAAGTTCGTGCAAACGAGTCGAGTTGCTACCAGAGTCGCCATAAGTCTCCTTTACCCAAGATGAGCATAAATATTAAAGCCAGTCGCCGTACCGAGCGTCACGCCTGATGCGACCAAGGCCAACTGCCCGTTACCGCCAAGCCCGGAAACGTTGAAAGAAATGACTGTCCCCACGCCTGCCGCCCATGCCGCTACCGCTGCCCCGGTTGCCTGAAACGTAACCCCGCCATCGAACGAAACTATCAGTTGCAGGGAAATCGCTCCCGTTGCTCCAGGAGCCGCATTTGGAACAGCTTGAACCCATAGCGTCCCGCGAGGGATGGAAGATTGTGGCGGCATTCCAAAAACCGGACCTGTCGCCGCGCCAGTAAAGAATCCCGCCGCCGTCAAGTACAACGGCATATCCCTGCCAATCAGCAGAGTATAAGAGCCTACGCTTGGGCTATTCGCGGAATCGAGACTGGCAATCGCCATTTAGTGTCCAAAGGCGCAAAGAGCGGTCGTAACCCCCGCCGCCGATACGCTGCCAAGTTCCACGCCCGTCGAACTGACGGCAATCCCCATGTTCCCCGTGCCACTGAACATAAATGCGTAATTCCCTGCCTGCCCATCAGCCCAGATGCCCACAGCACCAAATACAGGAGGAGCCTGAAGTTGTGAATCGGAAGTGGAGGCAAATGTGTTGAGCGTGAAGAGGCTCGGAAGCATCGTGTATCCGCCAGGAACGTAGGTTCCTGCGTCATTGACGGAAATGATAACGAAGAATTCGGACGCGCCCCAAGCCCATTTATATTTAGGTGTTGCTACGAGAGCCATTTACTTTCCTTCCTCCGGGTCGTACTCCACATCTTCGGACTTCAGGTCGCCGTTGATTTTGTTGCTGAAGCTGTCATCCAGATCGCCCATCGCCTGCTTTAAGGCTTTACTGGCCTGTCCGCCAAGCTCAGGAACCTGCCCCAGAATCGAAGTGCCGCTGCCGCTGGTGTTCACTTTTGCCATTGCCGTTTCTCCTTTAAGGCTTCGCAGAGCCTAAATCTCCGGTGATGTCACTCGAATCGGACGTGTCAGACCCATCGGACTTCGCGGCTTTGTCCGTGACGCTGAGTGAACCCATGCGGCGGAGCGCTTCGGCTGCTGCGTCCTTCGCTCCGCCGTCCGGGTCTCGACCGTAAATGTTTTTGTCGCACTTCGCCATTTTTTAGTACCCAGCCGGGATTCCAAGCCCCGTGATGGCGGTGTTGGCGTTCGGGAAGTAGGCACCAAGGTTCCCACGAAATTCCAGGTAGGCCACGAATGCATCGTTGTAGCCGCCAGTGGTCGTGGGCACGCGGTTCAGAATCGAGCCTGTCCGGTCGTCAAAGCTGAGTTTCCGCGCCGTGACCTTGAGCATCGAGTCCTTGTTCAGCATGTAGAGCGTGTCGCGGGGAGCATCGGTGTCGATGACCCAGGGGATGCCTTCGAACTCATAGGCTGTGAAGCCAAGGTCCATCTTCATCGCCGTGCCGTTGAACTGCTTGAGCGTCCAGCCCATGTCCACGTAGGCATGGAGCTGGCTGCCGTGGCTCCAGATGCGGAGCTTGTTCAGGTCCACCGCGCCACGCACTTGCTGAATCTGCCAGATGCCGCGCCGCAGGTAATCGCGGGTCAGAGCGGGAGTCCCGGAAAGCGCCACGATGGAAGCGTTGTACTGGGGGTTGGCTGCCCGGTTGATGTTCTGGAAGTTGGCTGCGAACGTTCCATTATCAATAATGACCTTGAGTCCGGCCATCGCCTTGTTGTAGGAACCCGAAGAAATAATGGCATCGCCCACGGCCAAAACACCAGCCGCAGAAGCCGGGCCTACGGTGATAGTGACGTTGCCGCCAGCCGCCGTCAGGTTTGTGGTGCCTGCCACGCCAAGAAGGTTTGAGACTGAAACGATGGTCGCCGTACCCTTGATGGTGTTAACCGTCCCGGTCAGGAAGTCCACGGTCAAGCCAGGGCGTAGGTAGCGTGCGCCATCGCCTAGTCCTGTTACGTCTACAACCGTGTTGGCTACCGTCGAAAGCGTAACGATAGCGCCAACCTTGGCGAGCGTAGCCGAGCCGTCGAGGAAGGAGTACCAGTTCAGTTCCTTAATGGCGTCCACGACGCCGTTTCGGACATTGAATGCCAGGGACTTGACGTAGTTCGTGGCGTCTCCGCCCCCGCCTGCATCAAGCGCCGCGCCGGTAAACTGGATGGGTTTGACGTAGCTGTAGAATCCCACGATGGCGCGGTTGACGCGCTGAGAGTCTCCAGCCGGAAGCGCTCCGCCATCGCCGTACCATGCGTGTTGGCCGTTCCCTGCCATGTGCACTGGTATTTCGAGACCACGGTTCGAGATCATGGTGCCAGCGCCTTCAAACACGTCGTTCCAAAGGACGGCGGCGGTGTTGAACTGTTTTTCCACACGAGGATTGAAAACGACCTTGAAAATCGGGTCTGCTGCGGACAAATCAAATTGTGGCACGGGAACCTGCTAGGCCGCTATTTGTACGCTGATTTCAGTTCTGAATCGGAGATATTGCCCCAAATGGGGTCTTGCCCGTGGCCCTCTTGCTTCGAGGACGCGCTGCCGTTTACGTTATCGGCGGCGGCGGGAATCTCCTTCACCCCGTTCGCTTCGACTGTCGAGCGGCGGGTGTGTTCAGCGGTTGATGCGGCTTTGGTTTCAGCAGTAACGAGGCTTGATGCCTTCGAGAAGTAGGTCGGCACATCCACATAGACGCCCTTGGCGATACGGTCACGGGCAGAGTTGTCAGCCCAGAGAAGCTCATTCGTTTTCAGCCGGATATAATCCCGATCGCGCTGCGAAACAGATTCAGGGAGCTTCTTTAGCAGGCCGTCCACGGAAGTCTTATAGCCTTCCGATACCGCGTTTTGCCTGCGAACCGACTCTTCCTGATTCTCTTTCTGAATGAACTTGTCCAGCTTGGCCTCGATTGCCGTAAGGCGGGGGTCAGGTGCGGGTGCCGAATCAGCAGTTCTGCTCGAACTGCCGTTCGCGCTGCCGTTTCGGACTTCGGCGGGGAGACGGTTAAACCAGCGGTCGGACATGCGCTCCAGCAGTTGTTTGTGCAACTGCGGATTGTTCTTCTCGATTTCATCCATGAGCAAGTCAGGATTGTTTTCGAGCAAGGCAGGCAGGTTATCAAGGGCCGTTTTCGCGGCCTTGAACTCCGAAGCATTCTGCGGAGTGATGCCCATATCCACCAGTGATTTATACGCCTCTACGTCGGCTTCCGTAAACTGAGGTTTCGTTTCCGCTGCGGTGGTTTCCGCCGTGGTCGTTGCCGCAGTCGTTTCAGCAGAGGTAGCGGTGGTCTGCTGAGTTGCTGCGGTCTCCAGTTCGGTGAAAGTCAGATTACCTTCCATGCTGTTCCTTGTACGTTACAAATTCAAGAGTGTCAAGATAAATCAACCGCTCCTGCCGTTTCTCCGTCTTTGCTGCGCGGAATGAGACTGCCCGCGTGGGCCGATATGCGACCCATTGCCCCCTGACGGCTGTGGCTGATGTGGCTTCATGGCGTTGCCTTTATGCTGCCCAGCAGCCTGTCTTTGCTGTGGCGAAGTCTGTTCACCGGGTTTCTGCGGCTGGCCTCCAGCTTCCTGTCCCGCCCCTTGAATCGCTCCCTGAATCTGCGCCATTTTCTGCATGTTCATCAGGTGCTTATGCAAATGGTCCTGCGCTCCGGCCTGAACTTCCGGTGGCTGCGTATCCCAATCGTCCGATTTCATCCAGTCGGTAAGCGCTTGGATATGCACGGGGTCATTGTCGCGGGCCAGCATCGGCTCCGGCCACTGCGTCATGGTTCCGCCCTGAGGATTCTGTGGCGTCGGGGGAACCTGTATTTTTTGCCCGACTTTGCCTTGCTGAATTTCTTTTGCCTGAAGTTTCTGGTCACGAGCGTTCGGGCTGAGATCGGGAGAAAGTTGGTAAAGCTCCAAGACTTTGTTTTGCACCGCTTGCGGCAACTGCGGATTGAAAGCTCCGGCTGAAATAGCCTGAACGAGATTTTGCTGCTTCGACGGGTCGAGCGGAACGATTCGCGCCACCCAGCGGATGCCGTCGAGCTTCAGCATCTCCCCGCGCAGCATTTTGAATTCCCACTGGCCGTTCTGTCCCATCGTGGCTTGCACTCTGTCGTCGAGCCAGTTCTCGCAATCGAGTTTCGTCATCTGCATGGCCCAGAGTTCGTTTTCTTCCTTATACATGAGCTGCAAGGGAGCGAGCATCCCTTGAGCCTGCGACGCCGCTGTCTGCTGGCCTCCGAATGTGTTGATGCCCTCTTCGTGCTGGCCGATGGCGGCAGGGCTTACGCCGGAGTGGAACTGCATATCCTGCAAGCGGGTGTTTTTCCAATTCCAGACATCCGGGCTAATCTGTCCTCCAGGGTGCCATTTCACGGCTTGGTCGATGTTTCTCTGTCCGAGATTCTTGCACTCAATCATGTAGCCGCCGTCGCGGATGATGTTGTTCTTATCGATTTTCTGCGTGTCCGCGAGAAGCAATGGCATGGTGTTGTAATCCACATGCCGCATGAGCATCCGGTCGCATTCATCGAACTGCATCTGAAGAGGAATAAGGTCGTCGTCGCCATCGCCCCAGAATCGCCCTTCCACGTGGATGTGCTTGAAATGCGTCCAGTGGTCGTCCATTGATTCGTTTCTGGTTTCGAGCAGGCAATCATCGGCTTTCCCGGCGTAAAGTCCAACCGGGAAAAGTTTCCGCATCTCATCGTCAAAGAAATACTGGCTTGGCCGAATCCAGCCCTGAATCAAGGTCTTTTTCTGCTGCGCGACGGCTCGTTCATACCAGCCTGGATATTGCGTGGGGTCGGAAGGCAAGTCGGGAATGGCCTCTTGGTAGACGAGGCCGATGTCCTCGCTGACGTTCACGCCTTCGCCCGCCGATTGCATTCCGCCGAATTTCGCTTTCGGGAAATTCGCATGAAGGGCAACCGAATCCACCATCCTCACACGCAGGAGTTCCGGGGCTTCCCGAAGATTCTTGACCGATGAACGCACGTAAATCTCGAATGGCCAGATACATTCGCAGACTTCCTGTCCTTTCGGATAAGCGACTTTCCCTTTCATCTGCGGGACTTGCGCTGTTTGTGGGGGAGTATTTATCGGCGGAGCAGGCGCATCAGGGCCGCAGGCCGGGCAAACTGTTTGCTGACCTTCTCCCTGTAGCCCGCAAATAGGGCATTGCCAAGAGCCTTCTGAGATTTGCACTTCGACATCTTCGTAGACGGGCTGCGTGACGAATCCGTAGCGAGGATCAATGGAATAGTAGTTGTAACGGAAGGAGTTTCCAAAGAGACGAAGGTTAGTCGCCTCGCGTGCCCGGATTGCATCATAGCCAATATTTTCCTTGGATATTTCCAGTGCAGCCCTAGCCGCCTCCGCAACGCCCTGAGATTCCGCATCAGGAGAGTTGGGTTGAGCAATAAACTCCGGGGCCGTTTGGACGTACATGGCTGCGCCATAGCGGATATAACTCCTGTAGTAGTTCGAAGCAAACCCATACTCTGCCGAATTCACGCCGATGCTGTCGAAGGAAAACCCGATGTCCGATAAAACAGAATCGTGGTAGCCGGTGAAGAAAAGATGGTTGCGGAACCATTTGCGGTGGAGCTGGAGTTTCTCGTACTGGAGCTTCCAGTAGCGCTGGTCCAGCATCCATTTTATTCTTTCCTCGATGGGCTTGTCCCACGGGTAACTGGGAACAATACTGCGCTTATCCTGCTTTTCCTGCTTGTCGCGGACAAGAGAATCACTTCCGCCCTTAAAGAGCGAAGTGACTTTCTGCATGATTCCGCTGACTGTTCCGGCCATTACTTACCTTTCAGAATCGGCATGTTCGGGATGTTGAAACGGACGCGCTGAAGCATCTCTGCTTTCCGTTTCTCCGTCAGCGGCTCATTAGTACTTTTCGTCAGGCTCTTCACCGTTTCCACTAGCGGGTGCTCGTCAGGCAGGCTTGTCAGGCCCCGGCTTTCGAGTATCTTGTCGATCAGCCCCCTGTTTGTCCGGTTGTGCTGATACTGCTGGATTGCCAACAGAAGTGCCAAAAGTCCGCTTGAGATATAGCAAACTAGGTGCGACTCCAAGGAGTTCCTCCTTTTCGTAATTGTCCCAATCTTTTTCGCTCATCGTGTCCTTTCAGGGTGGCAGCGCGGGCAAGCAAGTCTCGGTGTCCCATGTGGAACATGCGTGTCGAACGGCTTCAAATCGTTTCTGGAAAAACATTGTCCGCAAATATGGCAGCGCATCACCTGGCCGACAATTGGTTTGATTACCGGAGCCTCTTTCAACTCCTTTGCTTCCTGGGCGATTTGCGCCTCGAGCGCCGTTCTGGTTTCATCCACCATGTTTCACTTTGACCTTCATTTTCATCTTGGCCTCGACTTTAGCCTTTTTCTTGTCGGGCGTCTTGCCTTTTTCGGCCAACTTCATCGCGGCCATGACCATCGGCTTCATTAGCGAGCCCATATTACTTAGGTCGGTCTGCATCGCTCAACTCCCCTAAAAGCCTCTGCGCATCCTGCCATTGGAGCGTATCATCATCGCGCCACTGGCAACACACGTCTCCTGCCGCCACTTCGGTCTGTAAAGCGCGGCAAAACCCGGTAGCAGATTCCCACTTCGGCTTGTCGCCGTCCACTTGGTAGTGGTCGCAATCGTCTCCGCCGTTCACGCCTCCGCAGTTTGCTCCCCCGTATTTCTGACCTGGCTTCGGAGCGTTTATCCAGATGAGTCCCATATAGTCGGGGTCGTTGGCAAACACGCGGTAGACGGGTTCGCCTTTGTTTGGTTCGCCGTAGAATTGCATCGAGCAGCATGGCCAGTACTCAATCTGCTTGGCATCGGCGGTCGCTTCTTTCGGCCATATGAATTTCTTTATGACTTTCCTTGGACCCATAAGCGCACAGCGCTCGGCCTTTTCGTTGTAGAACTGGCAGTTATAGCAGGAGGCTGGTTCGTCGTTCATGTCCTCGGCGGTGGTAAAAAGAGCTTCGCCCTTTGTGTTGACGACCGGAGCGAGGCTGTCGGGAGCGGAGAAAGCCATGCGCATAGCGTTGATTTTTCGTAGTTGGTCCGGTCCATAGACCGGGAATCCGCCGTCGATGATTTTAAGATCGCTTCTGCTCACGTTTTGCTCTGGCCTTGTCCACGCCGCTAATGGTTCCCTTGTTGCGTGATGCGTAGAAAACCTGTTCCGCCCTTTTCCCGTACTGCCGCTTCATCGCGGCCATGATTTTATTGCCCTTGTCAGTTAAGGGCACGGCTCACCGGCTCCGGGATGTCGTCGCTCACCGCCTGATTCAGTTCGCGCTGCATGGCGTGAAGGGCTTTGGTCAACTTGAGAATGAATTGCCCTTCGAGGAAAACCGGAGCAAAATTCGCTGGGTCGATGAAGTCGGTGTCTTTCTTGTGCAGGAGCAAGCGCCAGCGGTCCTGGCCGTAAACTGGGAAAAGCAACTGGCCGTTGTTTCCGTGGTATTCATAGCCTTCAGGTGGGATTAGGACTTCCGCGAATAAAACCTCTACGAGTTCATCGGGTGTTGGAGGCACGGGAACGTTCATTGCGGCGGTATCTCCCTTCTGTGTTGTACTCTCAAATCCTTGATTTTGAAAGTGGAAAATCCGTGGCGGCGCAAAGGCTCTTTCTCTTTGTGCTCTTCCGCGCGCTGCCAGTAGAGGCGTGAAGCGATGTCGAGCTTCGGATTCTCCCACTTTTTCGGCACTGCGAGTTCCGATGGCAGCGGCCTGAACGTGTGAATCAAGTAGCGAATGCCGTCAGGACAGTGGGAATTGGCGTGGCTCGGCTCGTTTTTTGGGTTGCCTGATTTGTCCTTGGCCCATTTGTAAGTGGTAAGTTCCCGGATGGTGTTGACGCAGGATTTAGCGACGAAATAGCGCGGAGAGCCTTCTTTTCCGGTGAACGGGTGTTTCAGGCGCGGGTCAATGTGCATGTACTGGGCGACTTTGAAGAGACCTGGTTTCACGTCCTTGATGGCGGCTTGGCCGGAAATACCATAATCTTCGAGTTCAATCGCTGCGGCCCTTTGGGCATAGTCATAGGCCATGCCTTCGAGCGTGCGCCCTTCCATTTTTTCGTGGAATTGCTCGGCAATGGGCTTGATTCGGAGTTCCGAGCCGTAAATCTCGGCAAACTGGTAGAGATTGCCGTCTGGAGCCAAAGAAGCAATCGGAATAGCCCAAGGATCGCCTTCCTCGCCGCCGCCAACGTCTGTTCCAACAAAAACAGGCCACTCGACAGGCGGTCTTTGATGCCCCGCGAACACTTCCCAGTCTCTGCCGTCGTCCCAGACGTGCGTGATGTCGCCAAATCCCTTGTAAATCAGGTCGGTGAAATCGGTGAACGAGCCATTGACAAAGCGGTCATACCAGTCCGGGGGGTAGAGGCACTTTCTGCGGATGTGGTACTCCTCCGGCAGAAAGACATTCTCCATTGAAGTGGCCCCGATGCCAAGATTCATGCCCTTCATCTCGGCGGAGCGGTCGGGGTCGAAGAAATAGCGCCATTGGTAGTCGTGGCCGGCAGGGTTCGAGGCGCTGCGGTAGAGCCTGCGAGAAACGTTCTTCCGTCTCAGGCGTCCAGTGAGCATCAAAAACACTTCTTCCGGGATTTCCGAGGCTTCATCTACCCCGGCAAAACTCAAATTTAAGCTGCGAATGTGGCCAGTGACTTTCGGGTCGGAAATATCGAGATGACGGAAGATGACTTGATGGCCGTTACTGAACGTCCAGGTCTTTTTGGCCTCGGCCCAGTCCCCCATGTCGGCTGGAACCAGTTCCAGGAACGTTTTCATGGTGGTGGATTCGAGAGCTGGCATGTTGAGACGACCAAGTAGGGAAAAACCGTTGGGCTCAATCACTGCGTTGCAGATGCAGGAAGTACAGAGGGAGACGGATTTGCTGGCCCCTTCACCGCCGACGAAGGCCACGGCGAAGTAATTGCTCGTTACGAATTCCTTGGCTTTAGGCAGCCTTTCAAGGCCCGCGATGGCGTCCTTGAGTTCTAGTTCTCCGGTGTAGAAGCCCACTTGCGCCAGCCTTCTTTGAGGGCCTGCCTGTGAATCTCGCGTTGCTTCCGTTCCCAGCGGCTCGCGCCGTCGATCTTATCCCAAAGCCAGAAGAAAACGAACGTGAAAGCAAAAACCCTTACTACCTCACCCCAACTGTGCTCGTACATTTTAGCCCTCGATTATCGCCATCCCGCCGCATTGCCAGCACCGCCAGCCTTTTGGAGTTCCGTGCTTGCAAGTTCTTTCAGAAGCGCCCCGGCCTTCAGAAACACGAACATCTTCCTCGGCACTCGCTGCACTACCTGCGTCCGCAAGGACTGGTAATCGCTCAAGCACATTAGGCCGCCGTCGTGCCACACGTACTGGCTCAGGCTCCCGCACCGCTTTTGGTTCACCAATCTCAAGCAATACCTCTCTGGCCCATTCCACAACTGTCTTTCCCGCTTCCCGTGCCGTCTCCGTTATCCGCTGTAAGTCCGCCGTCTCCATATAAACCACTAGCCTCGTGCGCTCCGTAAACATTCTCCGGCGTCCCATTCCACCTCTTTCATAGCATATTTTCGCTGGTTGTCAAGATAAATGTGTGACCTATTTTGGGAAAAGTTGTGGATGGACCTATGCATAAGCAAACGCCACCCCCTCTTTTCGCCTGCTTCCCTGCCCCTACGGCGTGCCGCGAGTGAGTCCGATAAGAACTATTATGCACCTAGTCCTAGTATCTTTGATTGTGTTTGTTTTCAATTACTTACAGGTAGTAATGGACGTTGCAACGAGTATTATTCTTGCGCTTGCCCTTTTGTGTCGGCTGCGGCTGGCGACACGTCAATGGATGTTTCTTGCTTAACTGGCTGATTAGGCTGTACTTGCATGAGATTCTGTATAGCAATGGTTAGGCCAGGCTCAGGGGCTTTGCCTTGCTTCGCGTTCAATGGCCAGATGGTATTTTCAAGGACCTTAATTGCCATGTTTTCAGAGTTTTGCGAGAGACGATATTTTGCTACTCGAATGCTTTCAGGGATCAAATCCAAACTCGCGGACCGATTTGCTTCAATGTGTCGTTCAACGTCGCATTCCTCTATGATCCTAGTGACAGTATTCCTTGCAATTCCTAAGTCTTTTCCTATGCTAGTTTTATCCTGTCCTTGCGAGCGTTTGATGATAACTTGAGTCTTTAGCGCTGGAGCTTTGCGTGAACGTCCTATTTTGCGCGCTGGGATGGTCTCTAATTGCGGATAATCAATGCTTTGCGCCATGTCCTAGTGATTCTAGCGCGGGACCTGCCTTGTATGCAAGAAAAAAGGCCAGAGTTTTTAGGCTCTGGCCTAGGTTTGAGTGTTTTCTGCTACTTGCGCGTGTAGGCTAGGAATTTTTCGCTCTGAAAGTAGGGATTGAATTGCTTGCAGGCATCCGCGATTCGCCTGCAATCCAGTTCCCATTGCGCCATGTCGGGGTTGATATTAGGCGTTTCCGCCGGTCTCGCGGACCTGAGTGCATCGGCTAGGGCAATGAAGTGTTTGCGTGTCATGGTTTCACCTTGGTTGCTAGTGAAAAGTACTCGCGTAGGCTGGAAACGTAGAGAATATTATTCTCTGCGCATTTGTTGCGGCATTCGAGCGTAAGTAAGGGGTGTCGCGCGTCCTTTACTCCCGTTACCATGCCGTCGCATATCCAGACTTTCGGTCCGCGCTGTCTGGCCAGCCATTCTAGGGCAGGTCCGTCAACCCCATTGCCTGATCCTATAGCCTGAGGATCAGACGTATAGCGTCCGTTTGCGGCTAGAATGATTAACCAACCGTCTTTTACGCAGTCTGAACAATATCCCGCTATGGTTGCGGCTGGAGCTGTTCTCAGTAGTTCCACTAGGTCCGTACCGGACAAGTGCATGGAGCCAGACATATCGATAAGAATGTTGCCGCCGATGCTAGGGACTTTACGGTCCCATGCCATGCCGTCAAAGGCAGGCAAAAGAGCACGCAAGGGATTACGGAATGCTCCCAGAAACCCTGCCTTGCGTTTGTGGCCTAGTCTCATCCGCGAAATAGACTTGTCTAGGTTAGGTTTGACAATTTCCATGTCGCACCATTCTGGTGCTTCATAAAAGAGACGCGGCATGGTTTTATCGCCATGCTCGTCCAGTTCGCCTAGGTCCACGCGTTCCATGTCTTGCGGGGTTTCGAAGTATTTTTCTAGGCTTTTGGCCGTCAAGATAATCTGGTCTGTCACGCTAGGCGGAATGGCTTTTTTGCCTTTCATGCCAGCACCAATAGCGCGGAGTTTTACGCTGGCCGTTTTGAGTACATTTAGGTCCCGCGCGTTCAGGTCTTTGCCTTTGACAGACGGTTTTACGCTGAGAATCTGGAGTGCCCTTTGCGCGTGTATCTCGCGGACCTGTTCTGCGGGGATATCTTCCGCTAGGGCAGGCATGGGCAAGTGTTTGATGCTGTCCACCCCGTTTGCAAACGCGAATCCGTTTACAACGTTGTCTAGCACGCATTGCACCCAGCCGTTCGATGCGCAATGGAACGTCCGGCCTATGTCCGGGACTATCGCGTCAACGGCCAGATGAGCGTATTCATGCGCGCGGACAGCCTGATCCTTATCCGCGCTGGATAGCGGGACATAAAACTTACGCCCACTGAAAGACGTTGCTCCAGCGGCGCCGTCAATAGGATTGTCATTTATCTCATATTCTCCGTTTCCCCTGCCTGCTACGGCCGGGACCGGGATGGTTTTTCTGTCCCTTGCGCGTTTTTTGAGTATTTGAGGAATCACAGCACACCCCGCAGTTTGAACGTGTCGGTTATGTCTTTGGCACGCTCGGAATAGGCCAGTATCGCGGCAGTGTCTTGCGCTACGCCTGCATTCCTGAGCTTGGCGTAGGCAAAGCTTGCCCTAGTCGAGATAGCGCGGGACGTGTCTTTCCATGAGTCTTTTACCGCATCGCCTAGTCCTGCCCATGCGGTATTTAGTGCGGAAATAAGTCCGGGGTGTGGATCAGTCAGATTGATAACCGTCTCGCAACGGTCCCGCAAGGCAGGATCGAGTTCGTCCGCGCTGTCATTTGAAGTAATGACTGCTCGAAAATTCTTGCTGGCCGTGACGGTCTCCCCGTCCGCGAGAGTAATTCGCGCGGAGTCCTTGCTGTCAAGAATGGACAGTAAGGCGTCTTTCACAGCTCCCGATGCCCTAGACAGTTCATTGATAACAAGTGTCTTTCCTTCGCGGAACGCCGTCACTACAGGTCCGTCGTGGTAGACAAAGGCATTTCCTTCCGGGATGTAATGTCCGAATAATTCCTGAACGACGGTATCCTCTGACAGATTTAAAGAGACCGTGTTGGTGGGGTGTGATCCACCTTGCGCGGTAAACGTCTTTCCGATACCGGGCTTGCCACAAACGCAAACAACCCTAAGGTGCCGCATTGCGGTATCCAGAAGAGTCCATGCGTTCATTTGTGTAATCATGTCAGTTTTTCCTTTTCGAGTTTTGAATTCGGCTGTCCATGCGATAGACACCCGTTCCAGTAGAGTAGAATGTAGTGTGTAGCAATGCAAGAGGATAATGGGGTGAAAATATCCTGCCTGTGGAAATGTAACTAGTAGTACCTGTAAAAATTACGCGATTTGTCTTGACATGGGAAACGGTTTTCCTGTAGATTCTACACTGTAGTCTGTCAGTCAACCATGCGAAACGGGATATTGGTCTCAGACGGTTGCTGGGTGTCTAGGTACCAGTATCCCGTTACTACTAGTCGTGGCGTTTTGGGAGTTTTTGTTACTCTCAAAAAAGCAGGAAGTTTTTGACTTTTGATTTTTGTCTTATGGCCTCTAAAATTTTTCCAAATCCACCCCAAGCCCGGTAGGACCCATTCGCCGGGGCCTCCTGCGCTCGTTTGGAGCCGAACATGCACATCAAGCTCATGGAAAAAGAGAAAGACTCTCTTCCTAGGCCAATCGTGAAAGCCGTGATTCGCCAATCGAAAATATGGAAAGAAGCCGTGGAGTTCCTTGCTGGCGGCAAGCCGTTTGAAATCAAGCTGCCCAGGAACTTCCTGCTGGCGCAGGGCATCACCGATCCGGTGGTGTCTTTCAAGGTCGCGCTCCAGCGCTTTGCCGCTCGCAAGGGTTTCCGCTACCGCATCTATATCGTAGATGGGGCGATCTACTGCGTTCCGGTCTAGTACTCACAATCGCCTGTATCGATTTGGGAGATTCTCAAAGGGAATCGCTTGTAGTTGCTGTGCTCACGGGCGGGAATCCTCAATCTTGATAGTTGCGCCGGGCTTGGCTCGCATGAGTTTGCGAAGATTCCAGGCTGCTTGGATGGCATCACGGCGCACAATAGACCTTCAGCTCGCGCCGGTCCAGATCGCGGTAATCGTATTTCTGTCTGCGACTTAGCTTCGCTTTGTCCATTGCGGTTTCCTCAAATCCTCTGCGGAATGGCACCAGTGAGATAAATTCGCTAGGTTGTCTAGCCTGTCATCGCGGGAAACGGAGCGCCTTTTGATGTGATGCGGCTCTCCCCCTTCTCCTCGGCACCAGGCATCATGCACCCGGCCAAGAACGGTAAATCGCTCACACTGACCCAAGCTGCGCTTTAATAGCTCGTATTTTCTTTGTTTCCAATCCTCTCCGAACAATATCTCGCGCTGGTCGGACGCAATGTAGCTGCGCTTGTCCTTGAATCTCGCCAGCTTGGTCAACTCCCGGTCTGCTTTCACGCCTTCCATTCCTTCATCCGCTGGCGGCCCGCCGGGTGTCGCTTCCGCAAGGTAATTTCTGCCGTTAGGCGAATACCTTTGTTGCTGCAAGTGGCAAAGTCAATCAGCGTATCGTCGTCAATTTTCATCCCTGAATGGTCTTTGCACAAGCACGGCTCACGCAAACATTCCAAGCATCGCGCCGCCAGTCCGCTCCCCTGTAGGATCATGGCCTCACCGGATGAGCAATCAATGGGCAGTACTTAGATTCGCCATCGCAAGGAATGCCTGTATCTGCGTGCCAGCGTTTATGCCACCAATCTTCCGTAGCCGATAGCCCTGCCTCGATGTGCGATTCGTATTCGCCAAGCCAGAACAGAATATCGTCACAGCGATGCGCTCGACCAAGGTAGTAATCTACGTCAACAGCATTCGGCTCCTTCGCCCGCTCCAAGTCGAGCTTACGCATTTCAGTGACTCGCTCAATACACTTATGCGCATAGGCTCTTGCATCTGCTCCAATTATCTCGCTCATCTTCCCTCCCCGCCACGCTCGACTGCCTCAATTATAGATTTGTACTGTAAGCTCGTCGCTCATTTGCTGCCTTTCTCTGCGAGGGGCGCGGGGCTCAAGAACTCAAACGCCTGCTTATTCCATCGCGCATCTTCTAGAGCGTTGTGCTCGGTTGATGTTTGCTTCGGCAATTTCGGATTGCCTAGCGAGTCGCAGAGCTGCTTGATGTCGCGGCAATACATCGGCCAGCCCTTCGGCAGGTCCATCATCGTCCCGAATAGCTGACAGAACACAACCCAATCGTAATCGGCGTAGTAGCCCCAGAACTCCGGCTTCTCTTTGTCGTATACCCAGTGCAGAATGCGTGGGCCTATTTGCTTGATGGGCACCTTGTACTCATCGCCAAGGTGCGGGATAACGTTCACCTTCACCCAGTCATTTGCCAACTCTAGCGGAGCATCTTCGTTGACGGCGTAGAACTCCGCGCCAGTCTCCGAAACAATGCCGATAGAAAGCAGAATTAGCGGGAACTGTGGGCCATTCTCAATAAACTCAGTGTCTAGAAAATATCTCATTCCTTTGTCCCTTCTCCCGGCTGCCCCTCGCTGAGAAGCGCGAGCACGGCGTCTAGCGGCACATAATATCCGCTTGGCTCTGTATCATCTCCGCTCGAAACGTAACGAATCTGCGGCAAGCTATTCACCTTCGCCCGCAACTCCTTCTCGGCGTCGGCTGGCGCGGAGGCGAGACGTTCGCTTACGTAACGCTCTAATGCTTCGTCGAATGTTTCTCCTTGGCACCACCCAATTTTCATTGCAATTTCACGATGCTGTTGCATCGCTTGGCGGAATGCCTCTGCATCGCCTTGATAACCCATCGCCTGCCCGCTCCCGCTGTCACTTGCCGCTGGCAGTCCCTCAAGCAAATAGCGAATCATTTCTTCTGCTTGCGTGGCGTCAAACAAATTCGTCCCTACTGGCTCATTCTTCATCGGCCAAGGCGTATTCTCATTGTATTCACGCTTGAAGCTGATACCAGCGTCTGGATTGAAGTTTTCAGGCAACCGCCAAGTGAGAAACCGATTGACCATGTACTTGATTTGCTCGTCGTTCATCACCTTGCCTCCTGGAACGCTGTCACTTGCCATGCTGGGCCCCCCGCATTGCGAATCTCTCACTTGCTGCTTCCACCGCCAGTTTCGCTTGCAATCTCTGAATCGAAGCCCACTTGCCATGAGGAAACAATTCAGGAGTATCCTCCGATTGCTTGAGTATCTCGACCCACCAAGCAACCCATTGCGGTTCCATCTGCGGCTGGAACCATTCGTAGTCTCGCCGCCGCGCATAACGCTCCCAATCAGGGTAGCTATGCATCTCTCGCATGTTAATCGAATCGCTCATCATCCCCTCCCCGCGCTTCTCAGCCACGGCCTGCCTCGCGCCTGTCCAACGCTCGAATTTCGCGCTCTACAACAGTGATTTGTTTGCGATGTACAACGCCGCGAGGATTGGTCATTTCCCACAGTCGGCCTTCCGCGAAGGTCTGTCCCATACGTTTCGTCAGCAGGCCATAGCAAAGCCAGCGTGTTGAGTAAACCACCTGCCCCACTCGAAACTTCCCCTTGCCCTTAGTCATGAGTGCGCTCCCGTAGCTGCTCCCTGATTGGCTCATTGGCTCGGTCATGGCAATTTCTCCTCTGGCTTCGGTGGCCAATGCTTCTGCTCTTCTGGTGTCAACGCTCGCGGCGCTTGGCACGGCGCAACCGTATCCCATTGGTGTACATAATCGTAATGCGGCCCGTTCAAAGCGCACTTTAGATGCTTCCAGATGTGCGGCTTGGCATTAGCGACGGGCGCAAAGCAAAGCAGAGCAACTAGAACTAATCCCCTGATTGGCTCGCCCTCTTCCCGCTTGCCTTGGGTCATGGGTGCACCGCAGTTTAGATGCTCTGCCAGGAATGCCTTTGCTCGCCCACGGAGCACGTCTGCGGAGCTAAAACGTAGAGGACGCCATCCCAGCATCACCCCCGCGTTTTGCTTGTCCATATCGCGCTGTAAGCCGTTTATCGAGTTGTGGCCTCCCACGCCACGGTAGAATCCGCCTTCAATCTCCACCGAGATACCATTTCGGGCAAAGACCCCATCAATCTTCGAGCCTAAGATGTAGTCCCAGCGCCACTTACGCCTAGGATGGAACCGATATTCAGCCTGAAAGTCCAACCCTAACTCTTTCAAGTGCTTCTCAAAAAGCAGATGCGCCGGATTAGGCTTTGCTTTGCTCATCGCTTGCTCCAATAATCCACATACACGCTCACGCCCAAGATCGTCACGCGCCGCCGATAGGGATGCTTCCGCCTGTACCTGCGCTGCGCCAAGGTCTTACGCCTTCGGAGGGTCATTGCGCTTCTCCCATAGCTTAAGTTCCGTCACGTCGCCCCAAGCCACGAACTTTAACGCCCCGCCGAATTCGAATTCCCGCTCGAACTCTTCCCGGCTCTGATAGCTGAATGCTTTGCTGCCAAGGGAGTCCCTCGAGCGCCAGATGTTGCATTCCCGGCAACTCTGCGGATGCTGTCCTATGTGCTCCATCGCCCCTCCACATGCGCCGTTAGACTCTGTTGTGCTGCCTCGCGGCTCTCGTTCGCTACTCAGGGGGCCAGCACCGCTAGCAGGTGAACGCCTGACCCCCTTTTCGCTCTTCTACGTTTAAAGAAAATCGCTCAGCGCACCGACATCTCAAGGTTTTTCAGTTCGCTTGTCATCTTCTCCAGCCGTTTTTCGAAGTCGCGCAAAATCCGCAGGTTCTCCGTATGCTGTTCGGCCATCACCTTTTCTAGCTTGGCTATGTCGCCTTTGATTTCCGACCGGAAGTAATCCACCCTTGCATTCGCGTCCATTTTTCTCCTCTAAAGCGGCACCGTTCTCAGCCGATGCTGCAATTCCTCTTTGTCCTGCCCGGACTCCGTATCGAAGGACTCAACCGCCTTCTGAATGTACTTCTCTGTCCGAATCTTCACTCCACTCTTGGCCGCTCGCTCACAGACAATCTCGACGATGGCCGCGATGATTCCTTGAGGGTCTTGACACTTCGCCAGGAAGGACTTTTTTAAGTCATCCAGTCGGGGCGATGATTTTTCTCCCTCTTTATCTCCTTCTACCTCTACAGCGGACTTCTTGCGGACATTTGAAATACTTTTTGCGGCTTTGTATGCCGTGCGCTGGCGTTTCTGTTGATATTCGGACTGATATTTGTCCCAATTCACAATTTGAATCACGCCAGTTTTGTCTATCGAGATGCGGCCCTGCGCCTTGTAGAGTTCAAAAGCTGCCTTGGCGTCCTTCAGTGAGCAACGGAACACTGAGCAGAGATAGTCCATCGGGAAAGGTTCTAGTGTTCCATTCGTCTCGCCAGAGCAAACGATACCGGGAAAGCGCGAGCGGCCAGCGAGCGCGAGCAAATCAGCCCAAATAGAGCGTTGCTGAGGCGTTAACTGCCAGCGCACAGTACCAGTGAGCCATTCGTTAACCCAAAGTTTAATCCAGCTACGGCTGGATGGCCGATATTGTTGTGGAGTCATAGCGGGATATTTTAGTGGACATTACAACTACCTGTCAAGCAAAATCGGCGGCGAATGACTCTCTCGTGATGGTCACAAAGTACGTGGTCAATTTTGAGGACATTTGCCGACTTGCTTTCTACGGATCGCAGCGCTGAGTGTTGGCGCAAGTCGGCAAGACGTACTACCAACAGCCCAGCACTGCGGATTCGCAGAGCAAATCTAAAATCTAGCGGCGAGTTTGTCAAGCGAAATCTCACAGTCCGCACATCCCTTCGCAAGTCCGATTAAACTTATCGCGCTTGTCATCCGGGTTGAACTGTACTTGGTCTAGTGGGACCAAACTGGCATGGAGAAATGGCATCCCTTCCAAGACTTCTTGTCGCTGGAAGGCGGCCTGTAATTGTTTCTCCCAGTCCACGCATTCCTGAAATTCTTCGGGCGTCTCAATCTTCATGGCGAGCCAAGTAGCGTCTGAATGGTAGGGACACTTCTTGCACGCCGAGCGCGGCGGCTTGGGCTTTTTGTGTTCGAGCATCCACTGGACGCAATCCTCGCGTGTCATACCACGCTCTAGCAGTGGCCAGCGGTTCTCAATCCACGGAACCTTACTTGGGCTCTGGCGGTCCTCTTCGTCAAACGAAATGCCAACCCAGACCGTTGCCAAGATAGGGCTATTGGCCGGAATGCGCTTGAGTCCTAAGTGTTTTTTAATCCCACGATGAACCACGGCTATTTTGTAGTCTCGCGTGCATTTGCGGTCCAAGATTCCCTTGCTCCCATCCGGGGTCTTCACATAAGCAGGGATGGAATTGGCGAGATAGAGCCTGCCGGGAAGATATTCCGCGCAATCGCAACGATGGCACTTCTGACTCTTGGGGTGCCTATGCTTGCAGTTAGCGCAATTCGACGAGCGGCGCACCCGCAAAGAATCCTGCATCAAATCCCCGTAACTCCCGGCAAAAATAGGGAAGTTTCTGATGTTCGCTTTCAGGTATTGCCACCATTCATAGACTTTTGCTGGCTCATCTTTGGTATCGCCAAAGAATCCAGCCTTCGGCATAGGCTCAATTTCGCCCTCATCAGCCATGAAAGCCAGTGTGCTCGACTGAACGCCGACGCCAAGACTGAGATATTCAGGCAGGCTCATACCTTTGGCTCGTAGGATTCTTTCAGGCCACCAATCTCTTTTTGGGCAACCTTTCTTAATTCCTTGGCTCTTTGGAGAATCAGTTGATAAGGACCGTGGTCAAGCCAAGACGTACCATCAGCAGCATCGTCAATCGCGTCAAGCAAAGCATCAATGACTTCTCTTAAATGTTTCATCTCTTTTCACGCCTTCCCCAAGCAAGAATGCAGCAAACAATCAAAAGGAAAATTGTCAACCCGTTGTGGCACACAGCCAAATCCCCCCTCCCTTGTCTAAGCCCCGCCCCTCACCGCTCCGGGGGCCGCGCCGCGCTCACATCCGCTCGAAAAAGCCACAATGCAGCGTTTGCGGCTTAACGAGATTCGGAAACTTGATACGCATACAGTTGAAGCTCCGCGAAAAGCCCACTACGATGCCGTGGCTCTTGTGCATGATGAACTCTGGCAACTGCGTGCAGCCATCCACGCTCAGCACTACTTTATCGCCTACGCGGAAGTGTTTTCTAGCGTTATAGCAGCATTTACAGTTAGATTCGCTCATCGCGCCCCCTCCAGAGGTAAAGACTCCTAGCGCTCTCCAGCCCTTTTTCCGCTCCTCCGCTTTTTGCTGCGCGGCACGGGTCGCAACTTCATCAGCTCGTTCCAAGCGTCTACCAGATCGCCCAGCTTTTGAAGCGCCAACCCGTGCCCGTTGTAGAGCTTCGCAAAGTCAGCGGTGAACTCTGTTTCCATGCTGTTCAGCGCTGCCAGCAACTTACCCTGCGATTCCGCCACGTCCAAGACCTTGAACTCGATGGCGTCTAGCTGCTTTTGCATCTTGTCTAGCGTAATCATCGTTTCACCAGTTCCACCAGCATAGGAACAGTCCGTAGCCCAGCGCCGCCAAGAGCCGTATCCCGTAGCGCAGCAAGTCCCGCTCGGTCAGTTCTCTCAACGCAGCACCCCGCCTGTGAGTTCTGCGAGAATCTCTCGTTCCAGAGCACCGAGTTTATCTTCCTGCTCGACAACTTCCCCTTTTAGCGCGACAAGCCAGATGCGGTCGCCTTTCCACTTGTCGAGCCTGTAGGTTGCATGCAGCGCATTCGCTGTGCAGATTTCCAGCGGCCCATTAATCTTCTGGACGGTGCCGATGTCCACAGGGTCAGCATTGCCGCCGTTCGATGGCCGTGCATCTTTGCCAGAGCGCCAGTAGGCAATCTTCGCGCCAGCCTTCATCAACAACCGAACTCGCGCTTCGCGCTCTTTCGGCAGCATAGCGATGAAGCATTCCGTCGCTTCTTTTAAGGAGCCGGAGCCGTCGCCGTCGCCGGAGCCGTCGCCGTCGCCGTCGCCGTCGCCGGAGCCGTAGCCGTAGCCGGAGCCGGAGCCGTAGCCGGAGCCGTAGCCGGAGCCGGAGAAGGCGGGTTTACCGTATGTTTTTACAGCGCCCACGGATTCTTCTCCCACTTCTCGGTAGCTTCTGGTGTGATCTTGGAAATGCTCGTCACATCCGTTAGCGTGAGTTCGGGAACCTTGGGACCGATGCGGCAAGAACTAGTCGGGCCATTGGCGGCTAGGCCGAGAAAGCCCTTCACATCCGCCGACCAATACACGCAGTTGCGAGCGTTCTTGATGGTAATGGATTTCTCTTTGACTCCCGCGCTGGCATAGCCAAAGAAAACCCCCTTGTGGACTGTTGTTACGAGTACTGCTTGTTCTTTCATGTTTCCTCCTAAAAGTGCACCTGATTCAGCTCGTGCAGCAGCAAACCCACCAGCAGCAGGAACAGCGCACCGACGAAGCAGATCGCTCTAAGCGTGGGCTTCATGCGTCCCCCAGAGATTCCCTGACCGGCTCGTCCTCGGATGCCAAGCGCTGAATGCTGCTTGTCGGCAACTGCCTCAAAAGCCTAATGATAATCGCATAAGCGATGAGCGGATGATTGCCGCAAGCTTCCACGTACCGGGTCCTCTCGGCATGGAAGTCCGAGTATGTCTGCTCATCGCAATCGAACTGCACCCGCGTACGCTTTTCCTTGTTGGCTACTCGCCGCTTGGCCTCAATCCGCGGCAGAACGAGCTTCGCAGCTTCGCTCCCCCGGCCCTTTGAGATCAGCCACTGGCATTGCGCCAGCACTTCCTGCACGTCAGGCACTTGGACTCTCCAGCTTTTTCACTTGCAATCCAAACTCCCCGACCAGCTTCTCCAGCAAGGGCTGTAGCTCCCCGCTCGGTACCAGCGCCGTCTCATCCTTGGTCTTTTTGGCCCGGTGCGCGGTAAAAGCCATTCTCAGCGAGTCTTGCAAGTCCTCCCGCGTAGCCAGAAACTCCCGGATGTTGATGAATTCCACGAAATGCCCATTGTGGCTCTCAGGCTCGGTGTAGAACAGCGCAGGAATGGCCTTTGCTGGCGTCTGTGCCGCCCCAGGAGAGGCTTTCTCCTTGGCCTTGGCTACTTTTGCCTCCCCGACCGCTTTGGCGTCCTTGAGCGTCCCTTGCGGCTCGTTGGAGTCATTCTCCGGGTCGTCCCCGGTCGGGATGAGGAACGACTTCATCAGCAGGTACTTTTCGGAGCCTGTCATGGCGACATACACGCCCTTGTCACCGGGCGATTCAGAGCATCCCGGTATCCGGCACGTGTGCGTCTCTCCAGAATCGCCGTCCACAAAGGTCCAATCCATCTCAAGGTCCGTGGCATAGGACATCTTGACTTCACCCTTGAAGTTCATACGCTCCAACTTCACGCGCTCGTTTTTGACCATGTTCGGGAAGATGAAGATGTTCCGCTCGGCCAACTCACCACGCAGGGCATCGGCAACGTCAGCCTCAGTCGCGTAGCGATAAGACTGCGCCTGATTGTGGCCTAACTTCTGGATATACTTGACCTTAGCCATTACTTCGCAGAGCTTTTGCACCAGCGTTTTGGGCTTTGGCTCAGGCTTTGTTGTCTCGGTGTCTGCGCTCATAGGCCCTCCGTCAGCCGCAGGAATCGCTCTGCTTCCTCGCGCTTGACGCGCAGCACGGGCGGAAGCCCTGTATTTAGGTCAAACAGCAGCACTCCGCAAGTCCGGCATTCGAGCCAAGCCGTAGCCAGATTGATTCTTGGGTCATGCTCGTGCACCGTTCCGTCCAGTTCCTCAGGTTCTTTCGCTTCACTATCCCAGCCGCAAAAGCTACACATTTTTGAACTCCTTCCATGCCACTTCCTGCCGTTCCCGGTCGGTCTGTGGCGTATCGCCGCCGTAATAGCTCTCCAGCCAGCGCTCGTACTGCTCCTCAGCGTGGTTGTCGCAGGTATCGCACTGATGGCACTTCCCGTACTTGCAGAGTTCCTCGGAGCACTTCGGGCATTCGCAATACTTGTCCATCATTGGTCTCTCTCCTCTTTAGGACTGGGGCTACTTAGCTTTCAACCCTTCACGAATGTTGGCTGTATGATGGATGAATCGCTTGGCCGCCCCCCCCCTCGCATAGCTGACGCTCCCACGCGAATCTGCGCCTGCGCGTTCTTGCCTCGCGCCCAAGCGTCCAGACTTCGGCATGGCCTTGAGTTTGTAGTCTCCCGGCTCGAACGAGGACCCACGGTCGAAGGAGACAACTTCCTTGCCAACTGCCTCAGGCACCTTGTAGCGCACGGCTTCTGTTCCCTTGATGACATACGCCGTGCGCGAGGAGATGATGACACTCGTCGCC